GTACAACCACCAGTTGTAGAGCCACCAGTACAACCACCAGTACAACCACCAGTTGTAGAGCCACCAGTACAACCACCAGTTGTAGAGCCACCTGCTCCTGCACCAACTACTAAAGAAGAAGTAAAAACGGTTGTTGATAACCTTCTTTCTGATGGCAAGTTATCTGTATCTGACGGAAATAAAGTTATTGAGGCTTTAAATGCCGATGGCAAAATCTCTAAAGAAGAAGTGAACTCTTTATCAGAAACACTTGCTGCAGACGGAAAACTTACTTCAGTAGAAAAAGAACTTGTTGCTGAAGCATTAGTTGCCTCTGTTGTAGCGGGAGTAACACTTACATCAGAACAGATACAAGATGCTGGTATTGCGTATCAAGACTTGCCACCTCAAACTCCTGTTGACGTTAGAACTGACGAACAGGGAAATGCTGTCATAATTACTGCAGAAGTTGCAGAAGCATTAGTGTTACTTGAAAATCCCGCAGAATTACTTGGTGAAATCTTTTCGGAACCAGGTCAGGTTTTGTTAGCCCTCGGAAGTATTGGGGCAGATATGTCTACCGAAGAACGTGAAGAAGCAACTGACATGGTTGTTGCCACTGTAGTTGCAGCAGGTGCTGCTATAAATGCAGTTGGTGCTGCTGGCTCTAGTAGTCGTTCTACTAGTGGCGGAGGAAGTTCTGATGGCGGAGGTCCATCAGGAGATAGTAAAGGCGTTAGGAGACGGAAACCTTGAGAATAATTAAAGACATGATTGACCAACTATGGACACTTCTAGGCATGTTTATTGCCTGGGTAGTACTTGATGGAAGTGCTAAAACGATTGTTGGTTACGCTATTGTTGGAACACTTCTCGCTTGGGCAATCACTTACCCAATTAGAAACCGAGAAGACGACTAAAATATCAATAGTGTCTACCTGACACATTTAGGAGATGTACATGAATAAAGCAGCACTCGAATCGTACCTACGCAATTTACTTGGTCAAGTAATTGCAGCAGTTATGATTGTTATGCAAACAAGCAACGCAGCAACACCTTTGGAGTTTGGACAATCTGAGTGGCTACTCGTAGCAAATGCTCTCTGGGGTTCATTAATCCCAACAGCATTACGCTGGGCCAATAAGAAGGACCCTGCATTTGGTCGCCTTGCCGAAGTTGCAGCAAAAGAAGTTTCAAAAAAACTTGCTACAAAACCAGTAAAGTCAGTTAACAAGAAGTAACTACAAAAAGGAACCCTAGAAATGTCGAAAATAGAAACTATTTCAATTCTTGTTGGAATCGCGTTAGGAGGCGGGGCAATTCTAGGGTTCTTTATAAACAAACTCAATAAATTTTCTGCTCATTGGGGTAAATTCATTAGAGACTGGGAAGGCGAAGATGTTTCTGAAGGCAGAGATGCTGTGCCAGGAGTTATGTCTCGTCTTAACAAACTTGATGGGGAACTCTCTCACAACGGAGGCAAGTCTATAAAGGACATGGTTTTTCGTATGGAGGTCAGGCAGGACCGTTTAGAACGTAAGATGGAAGAGGCGGAACTCGTCCGCCAACAGAACCAAGTTATTTTACTTGAAGCAATAAAGACGCTTAACACACAAATACAGCCAAAGTAGGGAAAAATACTCACATGGCCCTAAATCAAATTCAGTTCGGTGCTCCCCCAGGTGGACCAGGAGCAGACATTGTTGCACGCATCGGTGGTCTTGTTAACAAAGGTTTTGAAAACAAAAGTGACTCTAAAGGTAATGCACAGTCAATAGTTGCACAACATGTTCTTTCCAGTGTTCGTGCCGAAAGACAACACGGCTATGACTTAGAGAAGATGGATGTAAAGCATTCACAAACTCGTGAACTTCAAGATTCTGGGAATGCTGCAAAAGCATCCTCTGAAAAAGCAGGCCGTCGTCATGCAACAGGTATGGCAAAATTAACCCAAGGGCATGAGATTGCAAAAATGGGAGCAGCCTTTGCTGGCATTGGTCAGTTAGGTGAAAGCGGAAAAGTTTCTGAGTTTAAAATTGGTGACATGAGTGGCAAATTTAATGCACCTCGTGAAACACCTGCACCAGTTGCTATGCCAACTGTTCCAGATACAACACCACCTCCAGTGACCTCTACACCAAGTGGTCCAAGCACTGTTGGTCGTGACCCAAAGACAGGTCGCGCTATGAGTTTAAAGAAATCACCACCACCTGCTGCACGAAGAGCAACAGGTAAAAAGAAGTAGTAATGGCAAAAACAGCAGCGTGGCAACGTAAAGAAGGTAAGAATTCAAAAGGCGGTCTCAATGAAAAGGGACGTAAAGCCTATGAACGTGAGAACCCTGGCTCAGATTTAAAGCCACCTGTTTCACGAGAAAGAGCAGCACGTTCTCCTAAAGATGCATCACGTCGTAAGTCGTTTTGTGCACGTATGGGTGGCATGCCAGGACCAATGGAGAAAAACGGAAAACCAACACGTAAGGCACTAGCATTACGTAAGTGGGATTGTTAATTACTAAGGAGCAATAAATGGCAACTAAGAAAACGTTAGACGTACTTTGTGTAAACTGTAGCAAACTAGGGTTCTACCTCTATCAAGTTAGCAAATCTGCTCAATACTGGTACTGCCGTCAATGTCTACCTACCTTTTTATATGCTCAAAGAGATGCAGGTAATTTAATTACTTCTGATGCATTAGATGCTGCTCAACAAGAAGCACTTGATATTTTAAAGCCAGACCTTACTGAATACGAGGCAGAAGAGGCTCCTGTAGTGGAAACACCCTCTGCCACAAAAAAGAAAATAGTAGTTGAGCCTGATGAAGAATGAAACTTATAAGAAAATTTGCAATACAGGGACACCCCGTTCCTGCAAGTTCAAGTAGGCCTCTAGGACCCTTTCCCCCTGAAGTTTTAAGTCAACCCCAGGTCGAATACGGTAACGAACATTCGGACTCTTTACACGAAGCACTCGATACCGTTCGTCTTTTCAGATGTCGCGACTGTGACGAGGTTCTTTATAGGGACCAACTTGATAACCACACATGTGAGGAAATATAAATAATGGCTGTAAATAACTCAGGTAAATTACTTGATTCAAAGAACGAAATTGCTATCGATTTTGTATGGGGCAACATGCCTATGCAACCAGATGACGACCGCACTACACGTCTTGACCGTACACTTGCTGACCACATAATTGAGGCAACGGCTTGGAACGGTTACCCACAATACTCACCAGACACTGATGGAGCCTACGTATCAGCAGTTGCTTACGCAGTTGTTCCAAGCGTTGTTGGTCAAACAGAAGCATCAGCAACAGATGCCCTACTAGACTCAAGTCTTGTTAAGGGAACTGTTACAACTTCAACTGATGGGTATGTTGCTTCACCTTCAAACGCAGGATTGGTCAAAACCCAATCTGTTGCAGCAGGTGCAGCATCAATTGCATTTGGTACAGCAGTCAACCTAGTTCTTTTCGCAGCAGCGTAATCTAGGTTTCTAATGGCTCGGGTTACCTCTACAGGTGGTAGTAACGATAAACAAAGAAGTGTTCTACGTGCTAGAACATCTTCTGATGAACTATCGGCACTCCTAGACCCGACCCGCGAACTCTATGGAGTTGGCGAACGAGAAGTAAAAGGCATGGCAAAGATGCTGGGGGTGACTCCACAAACGGGACGTATTAATCCGTTTCAGTCACTCCCAGTATCACCAGGCTCTGATTTTTATGATGCAATTGATATTTTTGAGGGTGATGAAGAAGAAGAGTCAGGCGAGTTTTACGAACCTACTCGTTACTCAAACTTTGCAGATGAGCCGTTAGATAACTACGATGCTCCTGCACCACTAACAGTATTACCTACATCAACTACTAATTACCAACGTCCCAGAACAGTTGCTGCAGGATATGACCCAAAGCGTGAAACACTAACCGTTGTCTTTAGAGACGGGTTGTTCTATAACTATTACGATGTTAAGCCATCAACTTGGAGTGCTTTTAAAGCCACCATTTCTAAAGGGCGTTTTATTCGCCAATATTTAGATAGCCATGCTCGTGGAGATGCTGCCATGGGAACTCTTCCTACCTATGCTAGAGAAACCCTGTATCGAATTGTTCGTACTAACCAGATATACTTTGAAGGTAGTCAAAGCCTTGTACCTTCTTCTAAGACTGGTTACGGTGTTACCAAAAAACCAAGAACTCAAGCAAGTAAGCCTAAAACCACAGCATTAAAGTCCAGTCGGGGTAATAAAAAGAAACGGTAACAAATGCCAAAGGCGCACAACATCGGAACAGAACGATTCGTACAAGTTATCAAACAGCCTCTTACATGGGGTAACAAACTTATAGTCCATGGTTGGACCCAAGAAATTGAAGAGCCATACCGTTTTGCAGCCCCAATTATGGTTAGACTACCCTTAAGTCGTATTCTTGTTTTAGGAAAATGGCAAGGAACAAAGTCTGAAGAAGAAGCATTGAACAGTGCAATTTCGAGAAGGGATGTAACTTATGATGATTTTAAAGAAGAAAAGGGATGGATACCAGCCCCAGACGAAGATACAGAAGCGTATCTCTAAGTTACCTACTCCAGAGTTAATTGGATGGGTTGAGGCTTCTTTATTTGCTATAGGTAGAGATACTTTTGCTTGGCAGAAATCTAAAGAAAAAGTTGTACTAGATGAATTAGAAATGGGTGCAGAAGCACTTTTAGAAATAATGAGAGAATTAAAGAGAAGGTCGTAACTTAGTGATAGAATTAACCGTCTCCCTCTCTCAGACGCGGGGTTGCCCACTTCGGTGGGCTTCTCTGTTTAGGAACTAAATGTCTATTGAGTTTAATGATGAAAAGTTTGAGGAAATTAATCCCGAACTTTACGCAGCAGAAGATGAAGAAACTCCTCTACCGCCTGAAGACAACGAACTAGATGAACTGTCGATTCAATTTGTCGAAAAGTTAATAAATAAAATCATAGAGTTCCAAGAAGTTCTTGTTGGTTACCCGCTACACCCTTATCAAATGCCGTTGGCACGTCGTATAATTGAATCGGTTTTAATTAATGACGGTGAAGAAATTACAGCCCTTGCTGCACGTCAATCAGGAAAATCAGAAACAGTTGCCAACACTGTTGCAACATTAATGATTCTTCTTCCACGTCTTGCAAAGTTATACCCAGATTTACTAGGTAAGTTTAAAGATGGTCTTTGGGTTGGTTTGTTTGCACCAACAGAGGGTCAGGCAGAAACACTCTTTGGTCGTACCGTTACACGACTTACATCAGAGCGTGCACTAGAAATTCTTGGTGACCCTGAAATTGACGACTCTGCTGCACGTATTGGTGGAGTAACGAGAATGATTAAACTAAAGAAGTCTGGCTCAACAATAACAATGATGACAGCCAACCCACGTGCAAAAATTGAGTCTAAGTCTTTTCATTTGGTTGTTATTGACGAGTGCCAAGAAGCAGATGACTTTGTTGTCTCTAAGTCCATCTCTCCGATGCTTGCTTACTACGCAGGAACTATGGTTAAAACAGGAACACCAACAACAAGTAAGAACAACTTTTACAGGGCAATACAACTAAACAAGCGTCGTCAAACAACTCGAGGTGCTAGACAAAACCATTTCCAATGGGATTGGAAAGATGTTGCAAAGTTTAACGAAAACTACTCAAAGTTCATAAAGAAAGAAAGTTTACGTATTGGTGAAGACTCCGATGAGTTCCAGATGTCTTACAACTGCAAGTGGCTTCTTGAACGAGGCATGTTCGTAACTTCAGGAGTTATGGATGAACTAGGTGATACGTCTCAAGAGATAGTAAAGGTTTGGCATAAAACTCCTGTTGTTGTAGGTATTGACCCTGCTCGTAAGATGGACTCGACAGTTGTTACTGTTGTGTGGGTTGACTGGGATAGACCAGATGAGTTCGGTTACTTTGAGCATCGCGTTTTAAATTGGATGGAGTTACAAGGAGATGACTGGGAAGAGCAGTATTTCCAGATTGTCAGTTTTCTTGCTAACTACGATGTGCTTGCTGTTGGCGTTGACGCTAACGGTGTGGGTGATGCCGTTGCACAGCGTCTTAGACTTTTACTTCCACGAGCAGAGGTTGCTTCTATTACCTCTAGTGCTACTGAGCAGTCACAACGTTGGAAACACCTTCAGGCATTAATTCAAAGAAAAATGTTAGGTTATCCTGCCCATGCAAAATCACGCCGATTAAGAACGTGGAAAAGGTTTTACCAACAGATGGTCGATGCTGAGGTTCAATACAAGGGACCTAACTTCCTTGTGGCTGCTCCTGATGAGTCTTATGCCCATGATGACTACGTGGATAGCCTCTCGATTGCCTGTGCCATGACTAAGGATTTAGTCATGCCAGAGGTGGTTCTAACAAGTAGCCCGTTTTTCACTAAAAATTAAAAACGAGTTAACCCATACTTATCGTAAAAAATCAGAGAAAATCATCTTTGGAATAGGCCATTCCGCTTTACTAACCTTATAAGGAGTCATAATGACACTAGCACCAAACCCACAGTTCCCTGAAAAGGGTACAAATGTTTACGAAATGAAGGAATCAGGAAACGCAACTCGTCGCGGTCCACTTCGTTTTGAAGAAGGTATTGCAACTGATACTGATGTTCCAAATGATTTTGAACTAGGAATGCAGCAAGGTTTTGCTGCTGCTGCAGGTCGTCCAAACCGTAATGCACCAGTTCATACAAAGACTGCTGCAGAAACTATGCAGGCACGTGCCCACGTTGGCTCTGCTGCATGGACAGAAGCACCAACATTCCTTGCTGAGTTTTCACACGGGTCTTTCACAGACTATGCAGAACAAATCACTGAGGTTGTTTCACGCTCTGGTGGACGTACACAACGTACTTCTCCAACCGTAGTAAACGACTAAAAGAGTTTTTTGTCTTTGACCCCCTAGGATTGTCCTAGGGGGAACAAAGTTGTAAAGGAAATAATTGTGGCTGAAAAACCTGCTAATCCAAAACTTTGGGACATGGTAATTGCTCAAGCACGAGCCAAGTATTCAACCTACCCAAATCCTGCAGCAAGCCACTGGGTTCGAGAGAGATACACTCAAAGTGGTGGTAGATTTACCGACACAAATAGTCCTATAGAAATAACAAAAAAACTTAATGAAAAACAGTTCGCAAAATTGCAAAAAGAACGTGGAACTAAAAAAGACGCAAAAGACGTGAAACGTAAAAAGGATAAGGGCGGAAAAAAGAGTGACACTAAGTAAGGTCATACGATGAGTTTTGTTGACTTTTCCCCTCCCTCATACAGAGCAGCCTCCTCTGATTTAACCATCTCAATTTCCCCGCTTGGTTTAGTAGAACTTGCAGATGAAGAGTTTGAAGTTCATGGTCCGCGTTTAAATCGCTACTCTTTAAATTGGGCGATGTATTTAGGTCATCACTACGGATACCGCCGTGAACAAGGCGAAATGCAAATCGCAGTAAATTACTACAGAGCATTTACAGATTATCTTTCTAGATTTACATTTGGCAAGGGAATTGGTTTTCGCAGCCCTAAAGCAACTGAAGCAATTGTTCCAGACCGTTTGCAGCGAGTATGGGAAGTAGACAACGACAAAACTAGAGTTCTTTTAGAAATGGCACAGCAAGGCGGAATCTCTGGAGATTGCTTTGTAAAAGTAGCCTATGAAGAACCGTGGACTGATGCAATTGGTCGAGTACACCCAGGAAAGGTTCGAGTTCTCCCTCTTAACTCATCTTTCTCATTCCCAGAGTTTCACCCACACGACCGCAATCGTCTTTTAAGATTTAAGCAGAAGTATCGTTTCTGGGGAACTTCTTTAGAGGGAACAAGACAAGTCTTTACTTACACTGAGATTCTTACAGATGACCTTATTGAAGAGTACATTAACGATGAACTTATTGATTCTCGCCCAAATCCTCTAGGAACAATCCCAGTTGTACATATTGCAAATATTCCTGTTGCTGGCTCTCCTTGGGGTCTTCCTGATTGCCACGACATCATTTCTATTAACCGTGCCTACAATGAAATTTCAACAGATGTCGCAGACATTATTAATTACCACGCTGCACCTGTGACAGTTATTGTTGGTGCAAAGGCTTCTAACCTTGAGAAGGGTCCTAAAAAAGTTTGGGGCGGTCTTCCTAAAGATGCACAGGTATTCAACCTTGAAGGTGGCGGAGCAGGAATTGATGGTGCTCTTAAGTATCTAGAACTATTAAAGCGTTCTATGCACGAGTTAATGAACGTTCCAGAGACAGCACTTGGTCAAGTACAGCCAATTTCAAATACTTCTGGTGTAGCACTTTCGATTCAGTACCAACCTCTTATGAATCGTTGGACTCAAAAGACGGCTCAATATGGAATCGGCCTTGAGAAGATTAACGAACTTATTATTTTGAACTTGGCAGTTAAAGAGCCAGAAACAATGATGTACAACCCAGATGAAGACGGTCCAATTAAAGAAGGTCAAATGGTTAAACTTGACCCTAACGACTCTCTTACCTATCAAAACAGCGTTCAGTTCCCACCTCCCCTTCCACTAGATAAACTAATTATCCTAAATGAGGTACAAACTAAACTTGGTATGGGTCTTGAGTCTAAAGAAGGTGCTCTACGCACTTTGGGAGAAGAGTTCCCAGAAGAGAAACTACAAGAGATTCGTGCTGAACTTAAAGCAGAAGCACTTTCAGATGGTGCTCTAACCTTGTTAAAGGTTCAAATTCAAAAAGAAATTCAAGACATGACTGGAATGATGCCAGGTCCTGGAGGAGATGGAGCAGTTCCACTGCAACCTACTCAACTAGGTGATGGTGACATTATGGGAGATAACCTCTCAGGTGCTCCAACCCCAGAAAACGCTGCCGACCCTGCTGCCCAAGAAATGGCTATGACAGAGGCTGGTATGGAGATGGATATTCGGAACAAACTGCTGGCCGAATCCTATGGAACGAAAATTCCACAGAGAAGAGCAGTAAATAGAGAGCAATAGATTTCAGATGAAAAATCTGATTTAGCCTGACAAACACTTCAAAATGTTGTGCAATTATCAGGTAGGAAATGTGGGACACGCGGGTAAAACCGCATTCGGACAATAACCAAGGAAACGGATACGAAACTACTATGGAAAACACCGAAGTACAAGAAGTACAGATTGAGTCAGCAATGCAAACGACTGCTACTCCTATCGTGGAAAGTAAGGCTTCTAAGGAAGCAACTGACTTTGGCTTTTCAGCCGAAGACCTATCTCGTGCTCGTGCACAAGAAAAGGAAAAGTTGTATCCGCAAATGGAAAAATTAAAAGAAGAACTTGCTACCTTGAAGAAGGAGCGCGATGAGAAGGCAGAGCACGAAGAAATTCTGCGTCAAAAGCAAACTGAACTTGATGAAAAGAAACTAGAAGATGACATGGACATCCGTCAACTTTTAGAAAAAAAGGAAAAAGAATTTCAAACTCAGTTAGAAGCAGAGCGTCTTGAAAGAGAACGTGCCTTTGCTCTACTTGACCAAGAAAAACATTTTCAAGAAGTAATGCAGTACCGTCAACAGAGAATTGAGCAGGAACGTGAAAACGTAATTCCTGAACTCATTGATTTGATTGAGGGTAACAACCGTGATGAAATCGAGCAGAGCATCGCGTCATTGAAAGATAAATCTGCTCGTATTCTCGACTCTGCACAGCAGGCCTTACAGTCTACTCGCAGAGAAATGGCAGGAACACGTATTACGTCTCCTGCATCAGGACCTCTCGATAATGATTCGGAACAACGTTCGTATTCTCCCGAAAGTATTCGGGAAATGTCATTGGCGGATTACGCGAAGCAACGCGCCAAACTACTTGGCGAAGCAGCAGGTAATCGTGGTAAGGGACTGTTCGGGTAAAACCAAACAAACTAAATTATCCAACTAACTAGAAAGGACTGATACCAACATGGCATCAGCGATTACAGGCACCAGTGAATTAGCAGGAGCACCTACCGCATATAGTGGTTCAAACTCCAGCCTATCCACAGCAATTCAGACCATTTGGTCTAAAGAAATTCTATTTCAAGCAATGCCAATTCTGCGTTTCGAGCAGTTTGCAGTTAAGAAGACTGAACTAGGTGTAGCACCTGGTCTTCGTGTGAACTTCCTACGTTACAAGAACTTTGCTGTAGACCCAGCACCACTTACAGAAGGTGTACGTCTAACAACAAACGCTCTTACAGCAGAACAAATTGCAATCACAGTTGCAGAACACGGCTACGCAGTAGCAGTTTCTGAACTACTACTTAACGCATCATTCGATGACGTTATGGCATCATCTTCACGCCTTCTAGGTCGCCACATGGCGCAGTACCTAGATTTACAGGCACGTAACACATTAGGTGCTGCAACATCTGCAGTATTTGGTTACGACCGTACAGGCGTATCAGCAGGGTCACAGTCATTCTACGACGAAGGCTCAAAGGCAACATCTATCGCAACAATCACAGCCAACCACAAGTTGACTACTGGTGCTGTAAAGGATGCTGCACTTACCCTTGCTTCAAAGAACATTCCTCGCTTAGGTGAGACATACGTAATGTTCATCAATCCAAAGCAGTCACGTGACATTCGTTCGAACCCAGAGTTCATCGAAGTTACAAAGTACGCTGCTCCAGGAAACTTCATGCTAGGTGAAATCGGTCGTCTATACGACGTAGTATTCATCGAAACAACTCAGGTTAAGTCATACGCAGCAGCAGCAGTTGTTAATGAGACTGCAAATGTTGGTGCACCTGCTGACCAGACTGAAGTTCCAGTAAAGGCCAATACAAACCCAGGTTCAGGTGGAAACCCAACAGGTTCAACTTCACCAAACCCTGCTGGTTCAGGTGGCGGAACTGTGGCTTCAGGAGTAACTGTCTACGAGTCAATCATGATTGGTGACAACGCATTCGGTCACGCAATTTCCCTTCCAGTTGAACTTCGCGATGGTGGCGTTCTTGACTTCGGTCGTGAGCACGCTCTTGCTTGGTATGCAATTTGGGGTCTTGGCGTAATCACAGACCAGGCAATTTGCAAGGTCTTCACCGCTTAATTAAATAAGCGTTTGGTTGGAAGAGTCCCATACTCCTTCTTTGGGACTCTTCCTCCACAAAAAATTACAAAACTAACACAAGGAGAAATACATCGTGGCAAACAAAGCAACTAGTCCTCTGGACGCAACAGGGCGTGCACAGGAACAAGCAACAAAAGAAAATGCAGAAGCACTTCGTAAGCGTAAGGAAGAAATTTCTACAGCGAACAAGGTTGAGGCTGAACTTCTGGAAACTGCGGTCTTTGACCCAAAGAACCCAGATAAACCAATTGTTCTAGACGAAATCGTAGAAGTTGGCGTAACACTTGCAAATGACAAAGTTGTTATCCGAACCATCACGGACATTGAAGAAATGACCTGGGGTGTAGGAAATTCGTACAACTTTAAAGCAGGAGTTAAATATTCAGTTCCTTCAGAACTGGCTAACTATCTCGAAGGTCTAGGTTATATTTGGCGACCAAACTAAACCAACCGTTTAGTTATCGTCAATCCTCTGGTTACTCCTCTAGTTTCTGCCCTCCTCCTAGAGGAGTAACCTTTTTTAATGCTGATTAATTTTTCTTAATAAGGAATCATTAGCATCTAGAGTTTAAGCACGGAGGATACGTGGCAACAGCGTCTAACTTAGCCGAGATGGTTAGGTCCGAAATAGGGGACTCTTCTAAATCTTTTGTTATGCAATTTATTGCAGATGGTACAACAAATAGATTTGGTCTTCACTACTCTCCTGTAGATGCAGCAAGCCTTTATGTAAGATTTGATGAGTTCAATGTTTCTAATGATGTCTCTGTAGAAGAGGCAAGCGGAGTATTAGTAACAGATGTAATTCCACCAGATGGAACTGAGATTACAGTTGCTGGCACTTACTTTAGATATTTCACACCAGCAGAAATAAGTCGCTTTGTAGAAAATGCTGTACTGCAGCACTCAAATAATAGAACAGACTCTCTAGGAAGAATACAGACACTCGAAAATCTTCCTCCAGTAGAGGTGTACCCAGTATCTCTTCTTGCAAGCACACTTGCTCTTTACACTTTAGCAACAGATGCTTCTTTTGACATTAACGTATTCGCTCCAGATGGTGTGACAATTCCACGTTCTGAGCGTTACCGTCAATTAATGGATATGATTCAAGCACGCAAAGACCAGTATCGTGAACTGTGTGTCTTGCTAGGAATTGGTCTTCATAGAATTGAGGTCTTTACATTCCGTAGAATTTCCAAAACCACAAACCACTACGTTCCAGTTTATCGACCACAGGAGGTGGATGATTACTCTTACCCAGAAAGAATCGAACTTGCCCGACCTACCTATGGCGACCAGCCCTCAGAGCGACCTTATGACTCTGTGGAACTTACTGCCTATCAAGATGTGGCGTTTACGTACTCTATTCCGTACGTCGGAGACCTCATTACTGCGGGAGCCGTAGCCAATATTCGCTGGAAAGCGGGTGCTCCACAAAGTCACATGCCTTTTACGGTGACAGTGACTACATCTTCAACGGATAATACAAGCCATACAATCAATATTAGTTTAACCAAAGAACAGACCAGGAGACTTGCACAGCGTATGTACTGGGACATCGAAATTGTTTATAACGATGGACAAAGAACAACGTATAAGGCAGGCAAACTATTTACAGTGCGTGAGGTGACAACGTAATGCCTATTGACCCAAATAGCCCTCTCTACCCAGAGATTGACCCTGCACTTTTACCTGGCGTTCCTACAACTCGAGGAGCACGTGGTTATCAAGGACCAACAGGTCCAACAGGTCCGTTAGGACCAGCAGGTTCTGCTTCTGCAACTGGAGCAACTGGTGCAACAGGTTCTACTGGTGCTACTGGTGCAACAGGAGTACAAGGTCCTACTGGTTCAGTTGGACCACAAGGTTTAACTGGATTTACTGGTGCATCAGGTCCTACTGGACCAACTGGTGCTGACTCTCGTGTAACTGGACCAACTGGTGCACCTGGAGCAACTGGTGCGACAGGACCAACAGGTGGACCTGGAACAACTGGTATTCAAGGTGCAACAGGACCAACTGGGCAACAAGGTATTCAAGGTATTCAAGGTGTACAAGGTGTAACTGGACCAACTGGTGCTAATGGTGTTGCTGGTAATACTGGTGCAACTGGACCAACTGGTATTCAAGGTATTGAAGGACCAACAGGTTCTACAGGACCAACTGGTGCACCCTCAACTGTTACAGGACCTACAGGACCAACAGGTGCACCAGGTGCACTTGGTTTTACTGGTCCAACAGGTAACACAGGACCAACTGGTCCGACTGGTGCACCTTCAACAGTAACTGGTCCAACAGGTAACACAGGACCTACAGGACCTACTGGACCAACAGGTTCACAAGGAACTGCTGTAACAATTAAGGGTGAGTACGCAGACCAAGCAACATTACTTGCTGCTCGTCCTACAGGAGTTTTTGGCGATGCTTATTTAATCGCAAGTGGTGATTTATATGTTTGGACTCCAAACTCAACTGGACCAAACTTTGGTACATGGAATAACGTTGGAAACATTCAAGGACCAACTGGTTCACGAGGCTTAATAGGTGAAACTGGTCCGACTGGTGCACCCTCAAACGTAACTGGACCTACAGGTTCTACAGGACCAACTGGAGCAACTGGTGCTACTGGTAATGCTTCAACAGTTACAGGACCTACTGGTGCTACAGGAGCAACTGGTGCTACTGGTCCTACAGGAGACACTGGTGCAGCCTCTACTGTTACAGGACCAACTGGTTCTACAGGCCCTACTGGTGCTACTGGTGCTAACTCAACCGTGACTGGTCCTACAGGTTCAACAGGACCTACAGGTGCTACTGGTGCTACTGGTACTGCTGGTACATCTATTAACCTTAAGGGAACTGTTGCTGAAGTTGCTAACCTTCCTGCAAGTGGAAACGTAAATGGTGATGCTTACTTAGTAACCGCTTCTGGAAATATTTATATTTGGTCAGGAAGTTCTTGGACAGATGGTGGACCATTCCGTGGTCCTACAGGTCCTACTGGAGCCACTGGTGCTACTGGTGCAACTGGTAATGCCTCTACTGTTACTGGTCCTACAGGTCCTACAGGTCCGACTGGAGCCACTGGCCCTACAGGTACACAGGGTCCAACTGGTGCACGTAATGGAACTACCTTTAAGATTACAAATAATGGCGCAGCAACACAATACTTAGTTGAAGGTATTACAGGAAACACACCAACACTTGATGTTGTTCGTGGAGAAACCTATTACTTTGATTTAAGTGCTGTTCCAATCACAGATTCTTTTGTAATTCGTTTTAACTTAACAGACCAAACAAATCCAATTCCTGGAATGGTTGGAAACGTCATTTCTACAGGAGCATACGGTGGTAGTACTCCTAATATCATTACCTACACAGTTCCTCTTGATGCTCCCGCAAACTTAATTTACCGAAGCGTTCAAGATGCAACTCAAGTTGGTGTAATTGCCATCTACGATAAGCGTGGTCCTACAGGTCCTACAGGTTCAACTGGACCAACAGGTCCAACTGGTGCAGCCTCAACAGTTGTTGGTCCTACAGGCCCAACTGGTCCTACAGGTCCCACAGGTCCTGTTGGTCAATTTACTGCCTCAGCAAGTGCTCCTCCCATTGCAGAAGCAGAGTTAGGTGATGCTTGGTTTAACACGCAAAACGCAAAAACTTACGTATTCTTTAATGGTACGTGGACAGAGGTTGCTTCAGGAAACTCTGGTCCAACTGGTCCACAAGGACAGGCTGGTTCACTAGCACTATCTACTATGTGGTGGTTTGGTAATTGATGTTTACACAGTTAAATGCAAAATTAATTAGTAGAGTATGCAAGATGATTATAGAGAAGGATGGTCGTAACTAATGCCTGGTTTTCTTGGTGGTAGTACTGGTGGAAGTACAAGTTCTTCTGGCACAGGTGGAGAAATTACTTTCCCATCGCAGTTTATTGACCCAGTAACTAAACTCCGTGTTTCACAACCTGAAACACTGATTGATACTGACTTTGAATACGGTTTACAGCCTACTAAGTGGGAAACTGTTGAACTTATTAATAACACTCCATCGTTCTTTTCAAAGAGCGGTGATACAACTATCCCTAATATTTCATCTATTTTATCTACAGAGCAATCTCGAGAAATTAAAGTTATTACCTCTCTTGCTCATGGACTTGCAGTTGGTATTCCTATTAACGTTGCTGGAACAAAATCTCTTACAGCCAACGGTTCTTTCATTATTAACTCAGTTCCAACACCAATATCTTTTACTTACCTATGTAAGCAAAACCAAGCACAAACTGCTTCTATTGAAGATTTGTACACCTCTGTTATTACAGGTGAATTTTTCCAAGGTTCTCAAATTAGAATTGCAGACTCTGAAGGTATCAAAACAGATGCAGGAACTATCTCAACTCTTACAGTTAAAACAGATAGCCCACACGGTTTTGGTTTAAACACTCCCTTTTATTTCCTCAACTTAAACTCATCTATCTCTCAAGAGTTTGACTCATCAAATACAACTGGTAAGTCTTTCGATGCCTCTAACTCATCTACTGCACAAACATTTGATGGTTCAAATACCCTCAACTATCTACCTGTTGACTTTGATAACAAAGCAAGTACTGGAAATATTACAAGCAGTATTCTTTCTGTTGATACATCAGCAGACACAATCACTGTTTCACACCAGACTGGTGAAACATTTGTAAATGCTATTATTGGAACTCCTCTTTACTACAACGTAGTTGCTGGTTCAGGGTACTTCTTTACTAATCCTCGCGGAGTTATCTTTGTAAAATCAACGGGAACTCTTAGTGCCTCAACTGGTACATTCTCTGTAAGTGAGATTCCAAACGGAACTACTATTGACATTGTTGGTTCAATGACAGGAACTTTCCAACTTGCAAACCTTGCAAAGACTTTTGCTGGAAATAACCAAGGATTAGAAGCACCTGTAACAGTACAACTTGGAAATCCAAAGACTTTTGATGGTGCAAATACTGCTGGTGCTAGTGGAACTATTGGTTCCTTTAGTGGTTCTCTAGTCAGTATGACTTCCGACTCTGGTATCTCTGACCTTGACTGGTACAACGGAACAATGGTTCAGTACACCACTACAGGAACTGCAGCCACAGGTTTAACTGCAAACACTACTTACTTTATTGATACATTCTTCTTTAATAATACTCCAGGACAATACTTCTTTACTCTAAAGAACCTTCCAGGTTCAGCAGGAAGCCCTATCACCTCTATGTCAGGTGGAACTGGAACTCAAAAGTTTAAACAAACAGGTATTTCTGCAGACCTTGATATTGTTCACGTAAAAGACAATGGCTTTGTTGATAAGCAAATGATTAAGTATGCCTACCCATCTGGTGGACGTTTTACTACTCCTGGTACTGAAGCAAAAGACTTCTACTTTGTTACAAATAAGTACGATGCTCATAACTTTAAGATGAATCACTTGTTAGCATCTATCTTGCCCCTTACCGCAGAAATTACTGGTGAAGCGGTAACCAACAATATTGTTGCTGGTTCTCAACAGACATTGACTGCTCAAGGATTCTCAGGAACGGTTTCATACTCTATTTCTCCAACATTGCCTTCAGGTTTAACAATGAGCACCTCTTCAGGATTAATTAGCGGAAGTCCAACTGGTGCTTATGCTGGTGCTCATATAATTACAGGAACAGACCCTGCTGGTGGTCAAGCATTCCAGACAGTTAACATTAACTTTACTGCTCCACCTCCACAAGGACAGTCAGCCTTTACATCTACTGGTTCCTTTACCTTTACAGTCCCTGCTCGCGTATCAACAATTTCAGCAATGGCTGTTGGTGGCGGTGGCGGTGGGTCTTACATTTGGTCATACGGTGCGGGTGGCGGTGGAGGAACGGCTTGGATTGCAGGTCTTCCTGTAACTGCTGGCGAAACATTTACCGTTGAAGTTGGTGGCGGTGGAGGAACTTGGTCTTATGAAGGTTCTCGCCCAGGTAACAACTCATTATTACGCCGTAACTCAAGTGGAACTAACCACATCGTTGGTTATGGTTCAGGACAAGGCGGACCTAACTCTGCTGGTTCTGCTTCTGGTGGATACACATTCTCTGGTGGTTCATCTGGTGGCGGTGGTCGCGGTGGTTACACTAACTGGAACTGGCCTTATGCTGGTGGCGGTGCTGGTGGTTACCAAGGTCATGGTGGAGATTACAACGGTGGTCAAGGTTACGGTGGTGGCGGTGGAGCGGGTTCTATGCACTCCTCATACTGGGGAACACCTGCTGGTGGCGGTGTAGGAATTAACGGTCAGTTTAATGACGGTGTTGGTGCTAGTTACGGTCACGGTGGTCACGGTGGTTCAGGTGGAACTCAAGGTAGTTTCGGTGAGCCTTACCACTACTACGGTCGTGGCGATATTAACGGCGGTATTTACGGTGGCGGAGCGGGTGGTTCTGGCTCTGCTTATTACGGTGGCGGAAATGGTGGTGGCGGTGCTGTTCGAATTATTTGGGGACCAAACCGTGCTTACCCACAGACCAATACTACAGACAGAACTACAACCACTTAAGGAGTGAGTAAATATGCCAATTAATATTACCGCAGCAGGTTTAACGGGAACTCACACCTTTACACCCACAAATGTCAACACTGCTGACTACTACCTCTACTACCCAACAGATACTGCTGGTGCTTCTACTATTCCTACAGCCCTACGAGATGGTTCTGCTTTTATTTATAATACTGGTCTAGGAACAATCAATGGTCTTAGTGATAGCAGCCTTTACTACATGAAGCGTGTTGGAACTGCTCAATTATTTTTTAGCACAACTGCTGGTGGTGCTGACGTAGCATTAACAACCCCAAGTGCGGGAACTGCGTTTTTTAACGCCCCTTATGTGTACCAAAATAAACTTTCTATTGAAGCAACTCTTTCAGATAACCAAGCAGTTCGTTATGTAACAGACGGCACTGCAATTACTGGTCTTACAAAAAACAGCGTTTACTTTATTAAAACCTCAGCAACAGGTTTTGGTACAGCAAATGCTCTTTACACATTCTCAGCATTTACCTTTACAACTGCGGGAACTACTGGAAACGTAGGTCCAGCAATATCCACTATTAAGGCACACTCTAGTTATAGTGCTGCTGCGTGGAGAACAGATTACCTACAAGCAGGTAACTTCCAAGGCTACCAAGATTGGACAGTTCCAACCTCTGGTACATACACACTTAACGTTCGCGGTGCTTCAGGACTTAACGGTTCTGGTTCAGGTTCTGCAGGTCGTGGTGCAATTGTGCAAGGAAGAGTCTTCCTACAAAAGGGTGAAATTCTTACTATTGTAGTTGGACAACGCGGAACTGCTGCTCGTTCTGGTTCTACTTACGGTGGTTCAGGTGGCGGTACTTGGGTTATTCGCAAATCAGGAAACGTCCCTCTTTTTGTGGCGGGAGGTGGTTCTGCAGATGCTGATACTACTAACGGTCTAGATGGTGCTCTTACAACTGCTGGAGGTCTTTCTTCTGCTGGTGCTGATGGTGGCTCAAACGGTAACGGTTCAGTTGCAACTGGAGGTAACTCTGGTGGTGGCGGTGGTTTCTCTACTGACGGCTCTAACGCAACTAACGGAGTTAGAGGCGGTGGCTCTTTTGCTACAGGTCTAACAGTTGCTTCTCTTGGTGGAACAGTCGGTGGATTTGGTGGATTTGGTGGCGGTGCGTCTGCTGATGGAGACACAACTGGTCAATCTGGTGGTGGCGGTGGCTACTCTGGTGGTGCTGGTGCTCGTTCTAATGCTGCACGAGTTTCTGGTGGTGGCGGTGGTTCATTCATCGTAACTACAGCAACAACCGTTGCAACTTCAAGTGGGTCTTTTAACGGCTCAACTTCTTGGGGAACAGAAACAATTACAAACCTTAACTCTTGGAACGCTGATGCTGATGGTCAAGTAACGGTAACTCTAGTTTCTGCTGCTGCTGCAACAGTTACTTTGCACCCAACAGCCGTTGATTCTAATGCTGGAACAAATGGAATTACTCTAACTCCTGGTGGAAGCAAGTATCATGCTTTAGTTCCACTGCAGGTAGATTTAACAAGTAACACCTTTTACTCCCCATCTTTGCATGGTCTGAGTAGTGGTGAAGCAGTTAAGTTTGTTACCAATGGAACTGTTCCTAGTGGAATCACTGAAAATACAGCAACCTACTACGTCAATAAGGTTGACAACTATTCTTATAAACTAAGCACAACCCCATCCCCAACATTTACTGATGTTGATGTGACAGCACCTGGTGCTGCAACTATTGAGCGTTTTGACAAAATTATCGTCAATATTGCAACCAATACAATTACTATTAACAACCACGGTTTCTTGGCTAATCAGCCTGTTAAGTATGCAGTTAACGGTGGAACTGTAATTGCTCCTCTTGTTGATGGTGCTACTTACTACATAAAGACAGTAGTAGATGCAAACCGTGTTGTTTTGAGTCAGTCCTTAAATGGCCCAGATTTAGATTTAACATCTGCTGGAACTGGAACTGGACACTCCTTTATCTTCGTAACAGTTAACGTAGAAGAAGACAGCCTTTACATTCCACAGCATGACCTCTCAACTGGTCAAAAGGTTGTTTACTCAAGTGGTGCTGGAACGGTAATTAGCGGACTTACAAACGGTTCTTCTTACTTCGTCTACAGAGTAGATGCCAACATTATTAAACTGTCGACTGTTAAAACAGGAGCAGTAATTGTTAACCTACTAGGTTTAGGTACAGGAACCCACACTCTTACTGTTAACTCAGTTGACTTGACTACTGAAACAATCACAATTCCAACCCACGGATTTACTACAGGTGAACTTGTTTCCTACGATACAGCAGGACAATCTCCTCTAACAGGTCTTGTCTCTGGTTCTCCTTACTATGTAATTGCTCCAAACGGTGATGAAATTAAGTTGGCAACAACTTATGACAACGCTGTTAATGGAACAGCCATTAATCTAACAGGTGTTGGAGTTGGAAAGCACAGACTTTACTCACTCATTCGTACACCAGATGGTATCTACACAGTAGATTCTCTCCCAAGTACAACAACTTTGACTGTTAAGGCAAATGGTCTTGTACCACTTATTGTTAAAGAATTTGTTCCTCGTTCTACTGTAGATACACAACAGAATGTATTTAAGGTTTTAGGTCACGGTTTTATTACTGGAACTAAGATTGCCTATAGTTCAGGTGGAGGCTCATCAATTGGTGGGCTTACTTCAGGAGTTGACTACTATGTAATTAACGTAAACAAGGATTACATTAAGGTCGCATCCTCTGCAGATAACGCAATTTCAGGTACTCCAATTTCTATTACTGACTTTGGTTCTGGTAACGGTCACCACTTTACAACTGCCCAGATTAACGGACAGATTGTTGGTGCAGGTACAGTTACTACTGAATCAGGCTCTGTATTGGTATCTGGTTCTGGAACAGCCTTTGCTAAGATTTTAAAGGTGGGCGATAAGTTCCGCGTATTCCCAGCCAATACTAACAAGAGTAATACCTTTGCTTCTGGTGGCTTTAACGCAGGAACTAACGTTATTACAATGACTTCCCACGGTTATCTAACTGGTGACGTTGTTACCTATACAGCAGGCTCAGGTGGTGTTGCACCAACTGGTCTTGTTACAACATATAACTACTATGTTCGTCGTATTGATGCATCAACTATCACTCTTCACAACACATTAACTGATGCAAACAACAATACAAACCAGGTTGACTTTACAAACCAAGGAACTGGTTCTGCTCACAACCTAATTAACGTAGTTCCAAGAACTCCGATTATTAGAACAATCACTGCTATTGGTTCTGACACTCAGATTACAATTGACAGACCTTACAGTGAGGCTTATTCAGGAGTTTCATACTCTTACCCAACATTTATTTATGTTCGCCCTGAAGGTTACTCTCTACACAGACCATTCGATGGTGGTGTAGAAATGTCAACAGGTGTAGGAACATCCTTCTCTCAGATTGTTCGTCAGACTCGTAAGTACTTCCGTTACCAGTCAGGTAAGGGTATTCAGGTATCGTTTGCTATTAACTTCAAGCCATCGATTGACCTTGAAACACTTGTTAAGATTAGTGCGACAACTATTCAAGGTAAGACTCGCCGTCCACACGGCTTGTTAAATGGTCTTACAGTTGCAATTAAGGATGCTCTAACGTCAACTGGCACAACGAGCACCGTCTACAACGGTTTGTTCCAAATATCCGTATTAGACCCTTACAACTTTACCTACATATCTCCTGCAACAATTCCTGCGGGTCAAGAAAAGGCTTATGGATTCCCACACCTATATGTAAACGCATGGCAAAATGGTGCGGTTCGTTCAGGTATGTTCGACTTCCAGAACGGTATGTTCTTTGAGTTTGATGGTCAGAATATCTACGCAGTGCGTCGTTCTTCTACCCAACAGATTGCTGGCGTTGCTGCAGCACAACAAGGTTCTGAATTAGTATTTGGAACTGGAACAGCCTTTAGTTCTCAACTAACAGCAGGTGACTTCATTGTTATGCGTGGTCAAACCTATAAGGTTGCTAACGTTGCAAGTGATACTCAAATCACCATTAAGCCTGAGTACAAGGGTTCATCAGGACCTATCAAAGAGTTTAATCCTCAGACAGTTGTTAGTGCTGCTAATGACACCTTCACCATCCTAGGACACGGCTTTGTTGAAAACCTTGCCGTTAACTATGACTCCATTGATGGAGTTCCAGTTGGAGGTCTTATCAACGGACGTACTTACTACGTTAAGGTTATAGACAACAACACCTTTAAGTTAATGGGAACACCTAACTCTCAATCAACAGTAGCAATTGCTGATACAGGTTCTGGAACTCTGCACTCATTCCAGCCTTCAAAGGCAGGTATTATCATTACTAAGACTATCGATACAAAAATCTCACAAGGTTCTTGGAATATCGATGTCTGCGATGGAACTGGCCCAACAGGTTATGTTCTTGACCTATCCAAGATTCAGATGGCTTACATTGACTACTCTTGGTACGGTGCAGGAAAGATTCGTTTTGGATTTAAAGATGCAACTGGACAAGTTAAGTATGTTCACGAGTTTAAGCACAACAACGTGCTGTACGAGTCATACCTACGTTCAGGTAACTTGCCTGCACGATACGAAGTAATGACGCTGGCTAACCCAACCTATATCCCTTACCTATTCCACTGGGGTACTTCGGTTATCATGGATGGTCGCTTTGATGATGACAAGGCATATCTCTTTACAGGAACTAGCCAGACACTTCAGGTTCTTGGCACTACAGCCAAGTCTTTTGGTTCAAGGGCTATTAACGTATCCACTAACCGCGTTAACATCCCAACACACGGTTTCACTAGCGGAGATGCTATTACGTTCCAAGGCTTTACCTCAGCAGGTCTTGCTGGTGTAGTAAGTCAGAACCCAGGAACTACAAACGTAACAGCGCACCCATTTAATCAGATGCAGAATCAGCGAACATACTATGTTTGCCGTCAAGATGCTGACAACATTACCTTCCACAATACTCAAGCAGATGCAATTGCATCTACTGGTACTGCACCAAATATTGTTCTCGGTACAAATACTCTTGACCTTACTACTGCAGGTAACACTCAGTACACATTCTTTATCTACCCACTAGGTGCTGCAAATAACACCTCTGGTGTTAACTACCAGCCACTTCTATCAATTCGCCTCTCTCCTTCAGTATCTGAAGGTTTGACAGGTAAGTTGGGTGACCGTGACGTTATCAACCGCATGCAGTTGACTATGAGTGAAATTGGTATCCAAACAACTCAGTTGGTGGATGTTAAGTTACTTCTCAACGGACGTTTGAACAACTTGAACTTCCAAGGAGTGCCACAGCCTTCTCTAACTCAGACAATTCAGCACACATCAAATGACACTATCTCTGGCGGAGTTCAGGTTTACAACTTCCGTGCATCAGGCGGTGCATCAGGTGCTGAGGGTTCAACTACAGTTGATATTGGTGAGTTGTTCGAACTTTCAAACTCTATTCTAGGAGGAGACTCCGTGTACCCAGATGGTCCAGACATTCTAACGATTGCTGTGGCTCGTCTGACAGGTAGCACCACTCTAACTTCTGCTAAATTATCCTGGCGAGAAGCACAAGCCTAAAAAGGAGCACAAATGGCAATTATCAGACTGGGGGTTGTTAACCCTTCTGCAAACGTGGCGACTATTGCGTCAACGGTGTCTAACTCACACCTTGTTTCCGTGATTATTGCTAATAAAACCACCAACACTTCTCCTGTAATGAAAGCAAACGTATGGGTTGCTCCTCAAGGGGCTGCTACTGCTTCTGAGTATGCCTATGTCTGTGCCAATTTAATTGTTGGTTCAGGACAATCTTTCGAAACATTTCGGTTTGCACTAAACCCTAACGACGTGCTTTATGTCTCTACAAACATTGATGAGGCTTCATTCTCTGTGTACGGACTACTGCAATCAGAAGATGTTGGTCCTGGAGATGCTTACCAAACATTTAGAAACAAAACAATTCGCGGTAATGCAAACGTTCTTTATGTAGACAAGGGCACAACTGCTCAACGGGATAACACTACAGAGGTAGGGTATATTCGCTTCAATACAGATTTAAATAACTCTGAAGGAGCGTTAGAAGTGAAGACAGCAACTGGTTGGAAAACAGTAGGGTGGGCTGAGTAAATGGCTGTTAAAAGACTTGCACTAGCAAATCCTGCTGCTAATACAGACACCTCACTTTATTCATCTGACGGTTCTTATGTTGTCTCCGTCATTATTGCTAATAAAGGTGTTGTAGATAGTAAAGCCTCTATTTATCATGCCGTCAGTGGTGGACTTATTACTACAAGTACTACAGCAACTATTGTTAAAAACTTAACTATTGCTCAAGGCCAATCTTTTGAAACCTTTAGATTTGCAATGAACAACAACGATGTCATTTGGGTAAACGCTGACACAGTAAACCTTTCTTTCATGCTTACAGGTGTTTACGACACCACAGCATCAACCTTTGTTTCTTACAAGGTTATTGCTCCAGATACTCCTTCTATTGGAGACATTTGGATTAAGTCACCAAGTAACGCGATTGCATTCTGGAACGGTTCTAACTGGATTGATTCAATAACTTCAGGTCCTACAGGAGCCACTGGTGCTGCTGGTGGTTCAGGAGTTAATGGAGCCACTGGAGCCACTGGTGCTACAGGAGCAACAGGTCCTTCTGGCGGACCTACTGGTCCAACTGGTCCAACTGGAGCCACAGGTCCTACTGGAGCCACTGGTGCAACAGGTCAACAAGGTTCTGCCTCAGCAACTGGAGCCACAGGTCCAACTGGTCCAACTGGAGCCACAGGTCCTACTGGACAAGAAGGTTCTGCCTCAGCAACTGGAGCCACAGGTCCAACTGGTCCTACTGGAGCCACAGGTCCTACTGGTGCTACAGGAGCAACGGGAGCAGCCTCAACTGTTACTGGTCCTACTGGTCCTTCTGGCGGACCAACTGGTCCTACTGGAGCCACTGGTGCAACTGGAGCAACAGGTCCTACTGGAACAAATGGTATTCAAGGTTCTCCTGGAAACCTAGGTGCAACTGGTCCTACTGGAGCGACTGGACCAACAGGAGCCACTGGACCAACAGGAGCCACTGGTGCTAATTCAACTGTGACGGGTCCTACTGGAGCCACAGGTCCTACTGGTCCTTCTGGTGGACCTACAGGTCCGACTGGTGCTGCAAGCACAGTGACTGGTCCTACAGGTCCTACTGGAGCCACTGGTCCTACTGGTGCTACTGGTGCTACTGGAGCAACTGGCGGTAACTCAACTGTTACAGGTCCTACTGGAGCCACAGGTCCAACTGGTGCTATTGGTCTTTCTATTATTGAGAACTACGGCGTTACAAACTCTGGTACTGGTTCTTACACTATTGCTGGCTTTGCAAACCCAACCCTAACCTTGGTTAGAGGACAAACATACTTCTTTACAATTAACGCATCAGGCCACCCCTTCTATATTAAGACAACCAAAACCACTACTAGTGCTAACGCCTACAATACTGGCGTAACAAATAATGGAGAAGACGTAGGAGGTATTACATTTACCGTACCTGCTGGTGCTCCAAATACACTGTATTATGTATGTGAATTACACTCAGGCATGCAAGGTGATTTAAATATAGTCGGATAATCTAGTAAAACGGAGCATAAATGACGGACTACCCAAACTGGTTTAAAGCAGGTGGAGCAGAAGCAAACTTTGAGAAGTTTCTTTTGCCCCTTGCCGAAAAGAACCTTAACTGTTTACAAATAGGTGCATACACAGGTGATGCTACTGAATGGCTATTTGCTAACGCCTTTAAAAATGTTAACTCCACTTTAACTGATGTTGATACCTGGGAAGGTTCAGAAGAGCCAGCCCACGCAGAGATGAACTGGCATAGCGTAGAAGAGACCTATGACTTAAGAACCCTTTGGTTTCAAAACGAAGAACGTCTTTATAAACGCAAAATGACTAGTGATGAGTTCTTTAGCAGGAACGTATCTTCTTTTGACTTCATCTACATTGACGGCGACCACAAGGCAATGTCAGTGCTTAAAGATAGTATAAACGCTCTCTTGTTTTTAAAGCCTAACGGTATTTTGGCATTTGATGACTATATGTGGTCTCTTGGTAAAGAACCCTTCTATGACCCTAAACCTGCAATTGACGCAATTCTTTCTTGCGTACCTGCTCATGAATTTACAGTTTTAGAAAAGGGGCTACAGGTATGGCTACAAAAAAACTAAAAATTGCTGTTTATGCAATTGCGTTAAATGAAGAACAGTTTGTAGAGCGTTGGTATGAGGCTGCTAAAGAAGCAGACTTCCTTCTTATTGCAGATACTGGTTCAACAGATAAGACAATTAAAAAAGCCAAAGCATTGGGAATTAACGTTGTTCAAATTGCTATTGTTCCTTGGAGATTTGATGACGCACGAAATGCAGCAGTTGCTGCAATCCCTAAAGACATGGACTACTGCATCGCACTAGATATGGACGAAATTTTTGTTGCGGGATGGCGTGAAGAGTTAGAGAAAGTTCCTGACGGAATTACTCGTCCTCGTTATAAATACACATGGTCTTGGAATGCAGATGGTTCAGAAGGTTTAACTTACAGTGGAGATAAGATTCATTCACGTAAGGGCTACAGGTGGACACACCCTGTGCATGAAGTTATGCGAAATTACGGGATGGAAGAGACTCAATCATGGACAGATTTACAGATACATCACTACCCAGACAATACTAAATCTAGAAGTCAATACTTCCCATTGTTAGAAATGGCTGTAGCAGAAAGTCCAAACGATGATAGAAATGCTCACTACTTAGGTAGAGAGTATTACTTCAATGGAATGTGCGACAAAGCAAAGGCAGAGTTACAACGACATCTTTCGTTGCCAAATGCTGTTTGGAAACCAGAGCGTGCTGCATCAATGCGTTACATCGCTAGATGTTCTGAAGGTGCTGAAAAAACGGTTTGGTTAATGAAAGCACATGAGGAATACCCTGAGTCAAGAGAAGCATTAGTTGAACTCTCCGAGTATTACTACAGCGTCAGTGATTGGCACGCTTGCCTTAGAATGGCAAAAAGAGCCTTAGATATAAAACAACGACCACTTGAATACTTAACAGACCCTAAAGCGTGGGGTTACACACCATACGATATGGCAGCAATTTCTTCTTATCATTTAGGTTTTAAAGAGGATGCCCTGACATTTGGACAAGAAGCACTTAACATAGAACCTAATGATGAACGTCTAAAACGTAATTTAGAGTTCTATTCTGCTTAGGAGAGTTCATGCGGGGAAGTAGATTACAGGGTCGCTTTGACCTTGAGTATGAACAAAAGCGGATGTATGAAAGCATCAAAGAAGATTTACAACACCCTGTTGGTGTTGAAGTTGATTGGTTCCGTTGGAACAACGATTGGTATGAAGAAAACGTTGACACTGTAAGAGACCCTCTTTACGACGTTTCAAACTCAGGTTATGTAGGAACAGGTAACGTTGGAGGTCGACGTTGGATTCCTCCATTTAGTCTTCCTGCTATTACTGCTCAAATTGTTCGAGGAAGTAATGACCTTAATGAGCGAGGCTTCTACGTAGTCGACACTTTAAGACTAGTTCTTAACGTAGGCGATGTTGAAAAACTTTTACCTAACCTATTAGAAGACCCATCAGCACATTTAAAAGACAGAGTTGTTTATCGTAAGAATGTTTTTAGCCCATCCCGAATTAACCCTAGAGGACATTTTGGCTATAATTGGGCTGTAGTTACTGTTGACTTAACAGAAGTTAAGTCAGAAGAGTTAGTAAATGACCCTCAATTCCAGCATTTGGCACTAAAAGGTCAGCGAGAAATGATACCTTACGAAGAGTTGTATTACGGATTTAATGGATATGGAGAAGACAAATATGGTAACTAACGAAGAGCGTGAAATTTTAGAAGCACAAAAGATTGTTCTCGAAACCGACATTGCTGATTCTCAGTCTTGGCGAGGTGCTCGTGAGTTAGCAGCAATGGGCGATGCCCTTGCAAAACTAACAACAAAACTAGACAGCGAGTAACACTTGGTTCTCAATCTGCCCCAGCGTGGTGATGCCAATTGGGATACGCCCTTAAACGCTGCCCTTAATACTTTAGACTCAAGAGTTGATGCGCTTTCTGCCAACGCATTTTTTACTGGCTATGACCAAGAAATTCACGTTAGCCAAGTAGATGGTAATGACACTCTTGGTAATGGAGACTTATTAAAGCCAGTTGCCTCTATTACAAAAGCGTTGACTTTAGTAGGTGCAACACGCAAAACAATTGTTATTCATCCTGGACTTTATACTGAAAATCCTTCGATAACCGTCCAATTCACAGTTCTAACTACTCTTTCAACCATAGGTGGAAACACCCTAATTTCTGGAACTGTGACTACAAATACTGGTTGTACTATTTCAGGGCTAAAGATGACAAACCTGACTATTACCTCACCAACTGGTACAGGAAACGTAAACGTATTAAACTGCGATATTTCAGGAACTCTTACAAAAAACAATAGTGCTCTATACACCCTTGTTCGCTTTACCGACTGTAATGCTGCAAGCATTACTGGCACTGGTTTAGTAGATATTTACGGTGGCACTACCAACTTTGTAACAGTTAATAATGCTGGTGCAACTGTCCTTATTAAAAACGGCACTACTGTTTCCCCAGTATTAACTGCTGGAAATTTAAGCCTAGTACAGACGGTGGTAGTTGCTGCTGCAACGAATGCTGTTACAACTGCTGCTGGAAGCGTTATTACTATGGCAAACTCTCAATTAGTAAACTCAGCATTAACTAACGTTGCCCCAGTTGCACTCAACGGTTTTTACTCAATAATTAACTGTGTCTTTGATAAGCCAAACTCAACCCTAGTTGCTCTTTCAGCAACTGGTGGTTCTACAGGTTCTGTTGACTACTTCCAGTATGTAAACGCAGATAGGCTTCTTATGCAGAACGGAACAGCCCCTACCGCTAATTTAGCGGGTGGCGGAATTCTTTTTGTTGAGGCTGGTGCTCTCAAATACCGAGGCTCATCAGGAACGGTTACCACTCTAGGGCCTGCGTAATGGCTGAAAAAAAGAAACCTGTTAAACCAGAAAAGCCAGTAACTATTGCTATTGGAGTTCCTGGTCGTAAGGCTCATCTCTCACATAAAGTCACCAAAAATAAAAAGGGCGATGTTGTAGTAGAGCACACAAACTCAAAGCAGGGTAAATACGATAAGATTAACCTTACTCAGAAAAGCCAAGGCTCAATAAAGTCTGTGGCTCAAGGAGTCAAAGGCGTAAAAGAGTGGCATAAGAAAAATCCACACACGAGTAGGAGTAAATAATGGCGACTAAAGTTGCTGCAGACCCTTGTTGGAAGGGGTATGTTCAAGTAGGTATGAAGACCAAAGGCGGAAAAAAAGTGCCAAACTGTGTTCCTGAAGGTTCTGGAAAGAAAAAAGTAGCAGCCCCCAAGAAAGGCAAAAAATGAATTTAGAACTAGAATTAGAGTTAGTTGTGCAGGGATTAGTTAATTTTCCTGAGAATGAGCACAACGCTGCAGCAATAGCAGCGTTACGCCCGCTTGCTGCAAAGATAACTATTTTAAAAGACCAGGTAAAAGAGGATGCTCTTTCTAAAGAACAAATCATTACTTCTTTAGGAAGTTTAAAGGCTGAGTTAGACGCTCATGAATCTATACTACCTTTTGTTAATATTGCTGCCGAAGACCTCCTTCGGTTTGCTACTACCTTAGAAAGCGAGTAATAGTATGTGTGCTGTATGCGGATGTATGAAGAAAAAGGGTCAGGCTGGATTTGGTAAAGGCAAGGCTAAGGCTACTGCTAAAGCCTGTACTTGCGGTACATGCAAGTCATGTAAAGCAAAAAAGAAGAAGTAACCCCATGGCTAAAGAACTCTCACCTAAGCAAAAGCAACTTGCTAAAGTTGCTGGTAATCCCAACAAAATTGAAGGCAAAGACTTCCAAGCGTTAAAGGGTATGAAAAAAGGCTCTGGCGTAAAAGGTAAGACTCAGAAGCAATTACCTCGTAAAAAGGGTATGTAATCCTTAAAAGAATTAAAGTTTAAGCCCCCGACTGGGGGCTTTTTCTTTATCCTTGTGTTAGTAAGAACCATGCGGGTCTTGCTGTTTTACTTGCTGATTTAACTGCTGCTCTAAGGGGATTTCTATGTCTACACCATGGTACGAACAGGTTGCTGAGATGCAGTCTGCCAGTGAGCGTGATGAGTTCGTAAAAGGTATGTATGGTTTTAAACCGCATAATCAGCATAATTTTGTGATTGGTCTTTTGGCTGGGTATGTCGGAACTAAACTCCTTTTCAACTCAAAGAAGTCACGCCGTGAGACAAATAAATAAACTCAAGCCAGCCTTTTTAAAAGCAGCCCGTCAAACCGCTCAATTCATGACGCTTGAATTGCGTAATGAAACACGAGCCAGTGGTTGGAACTCTGATATTACTGACGCTATTAAAGTCTCATATTCCAACAACCACCTCAGTATTAACATCCCTGCAAAATATAAGCCCTTGGCAGACAACTGGGAGTTTGGAACTCCTAACCGTCAACCAACTGGTGCTATTCGTCGTTTCTCTAATCGACCAGAAGAAGCAGAAAAGTTCCTTTTAAAAAGCGTTAAGGTTTCTCTAAGGGGTGTGCTATGACACTAGGTCCTTTATTTTTAGAAGAAGACAACATGCTCAAAGAAAAACTTAAGGGCATTCTTGTAACTGACCAGCGAGCAGACAACGAACAAATTGGTCGTCCTGTGCAAGTATGGTTTGGTCAACCTGATGTTGAACTAAGAGACCAGACTTACCCATTTATTACTATTGACTTAATTGACATCTTAGAAGACCGTGCTCGCTCACACAGAGGAAAAGTAGACAAAATTACTGCTCCTTATTTACAGCCTGCAAATTTTCCTAGTAACAAGGCTTGGCAAATTGATTACCCAATTCCAGTAAACCTTGATTACCAGGTAACGACGTATTCACGTCAACCTCGACATGATAGACAGATTCTTGCTGAACTGCTCTACTCAAGATTAAAGTTTCGTAATGCGACTTTAATCGGTAATGACGATACCGTCCGTCGTCTTGATGTTCTCGATGTCTCAAAGCGAGATGTTGTAGAACAGGCTAAACGCCTGTTTGTAAATGCAATTACTGTGCGTGTTTCAAGTGAAATTCCACAGGATTTGTACGAAGAGTTCTATAAGGTGCAAAAAGTTAAAGTCATTGGTTCTGAACCTGCCCCAAGGCAGGTACGTATCGGAGTCAACTACGAACAAACATCTCGCTAATACTCGGACCCTCTACCAACAACCTAGATAGGAGAAATCATGGCAGTTTATAAAAGACCAGGAATTTACATCAGTGAAGTCCTGCTCCCTGCTCCAATCACCAACTCCATAACAGCACAGGCTGCTGGTATGGTCGCTGCACCATTTGCCCAAGGTCCAACAGAAGTAACCTTGGTTAACTCTTGGTACGATTTTACAAGACAATTTGGTGGGTACAACTCACTATTTCCAGCAACATTTTCCATCTCCCTCTTTTTCCAAAATGGTGGAAGAGAACTTTATGTTAAGAGAATCCTGGGTCAAGCAGCAGGTGCTGCAACTGGCGTAGTTCCACGTGCTTCTGGTGCTGGAACTGTATTTACCTTGACTGCTAAAAATAAAGGAACTGACGGAAACAATTACCGTGTTCAAATTACTGGTGGAACAGTACCCTCTACATACACAGTTGCAATCTATAAAGAAGGCATTATTGGAACATCCACATCAGTTACTGATGATGTTTTAGTAGAGCAGTATGAAAACCTTGATTTTGCAACGCCAACCGCTAACGGTTACGCATCAACAGTAATCAACTCTGTTTCACAACTATTTACTGCTGCAGTAAATGACAACGTTAATGCCCCTTCATCTTCTGTTGTTCCATTTACAGGTGGAACCAACGGAAACGCTGTTGTTACTACTGATTATGAAGGTTCTACAACTGGCGTTCCTGGAGCAATAGACCTAATTGACCGACCTCTAGTAATTTGGTTACCAGGGTTGTATGAATTGTTCTCAGAAAGTGCTGCTACAACATTGGCTGCTAACCTTTCAGCCTATATTGTTACTACCAAAAAAGACTTTTTCGTTGGAGAAACAAAAGCAGGCATTACTGTTGCACAAGCACTTACTACTGCTGATTCACTTGGCGGAGCAGGTACTTATGGCGCAGTTTATTACCCACACCTTCTAGTAGCAGACCCTCTTGGCGTAGCATCAGGTGCTACACGTAAAGTAGGTCCCGCAGGAGCAGTTGCTGGTTTGTACTTAAGAACCGATGCAACTGTTGGTCCCTTTAAAGCACCTGCTGGTTTAACAGCAAGTGTTGCTGGAGTGGTTGCCACAGATAAATCGTTTACTGCTTCAGAACTTGACTCTTTAAACGGCTCTATGTTTCCTGTAAATCCAATTCGTCAAGTTCCAGGTGCAGGTATATCCGTAATGGGTGCTCGTACTTTGAAGCAAGACGGAACAGCAAGCAAGTATGTAAATATGCGTCGTTCTATTATTTACATCCGCAAGAGTTTGCAAAACCTAACAGAGTTTGCGTTATTCGAAAATAACAATGAGCAGTTGTGGGGTCGTATTAATACAACCCTTAACACCTTCTTAAATGAATACCGCAATCAAGGAGGATTACGTGGAAATACTCCTGCAGACGCGTACTTTATTAAGTGCGATGCTGAAAACAATACTGCAGCCTCTATCGCTAGTGGCGAAGTTCGCATCGAAGTTGGTGTGGCTTTGCAGTACCCTGCGGAATTCGTGGTTATTAACCTTAGCCAGAAGACCTTAAACTAAGAAAAGGAGCCTAACTAAAAATGGCATTTGTAGATAAAAACAGGTCTAGTCTTGCGACTGACCCAATCAGAAACTTTAGGTTTTTGGTTAATTTTTACCCGCTAAACTCAAACGACACAAATCTGACTGAGTTATCAACAGCAACTATGGGCTTTACTTCAGTTTCGGGAATGGCTGTAACCACAGACTCTATTCCTTATCGTGAAGGTGGCTACAATACAACTGTTCACCAGATTCCTGGTCAAACTTCTTTCCAACCAGTTACTCTTCAAAGAGGCGTACTAATCGGAAATAAGCAAGGCTGGAACTGGATGAAGAACATGTTCTACACAGTTCAAAATGGTGGAAACAGAACTATCAATCAAAACTTCCGTTGCGATATTGAGATTTCTGTTCTTCCACATCCAATCGCACAAGAGACTCTTGCAGCAGGCACACAAGAACAAACTGCAATGAGGTTTAAGTTCTACAATTGCTGGCCTACAGCACTTGCTTACTCAGACCTTAATGCTGGAGATAACTCACTCCTTGTTGAACAAATGACACTTGTTCACGAAGGATTTGATACATCATTCTCTTCATTTGATGCTACTAAGAAGTTTGTCTCTGCACCCGCAGTTGACCAACAGGTAGCAACAGCGTAACTAACTAACTAAAGGAAAATAATATGTCTACTCAAACCGTAAAAGCATCCGAAAATCCAGACCTTGTTAACCAGATGGTTGCACAAGCGATGGCAGAACCTGAAAAAGAAAAAGAGTCAGTTGTAGTTACTCCTCCCTCTGATGTTCACGTTACTCTCCCTGGCGGATATACAAATGCTGCTGGGGAGAGCGTGACAACAGTTGAGGTTCGTGAATTAACTGGAAAAGATGAAGAGTCAATCGCAAGAGCACAGAATCTTGGAAAGGCTCTTCTACAAGTATTAAGCCGTGGAACTGTAAAAATTGGAAAAGAAGTTGCAACCGATGATGCACTAGATGCTATGTTGGCTGGCGACAGAGACGCTGTGATGTTAGGTATTTACAAAGCAACCTTTGGTAATACCCCAGAACTACAGGGTTTTTGTGGCGGATGCAATGCCTTTAAGCCAGTTACAATCGATATAAACGAAGACATAAAGGTAAGAACTCTAGTAGATGAGCCTACTTTTATAGTAAATGCTAAGTGTGGAGAAGTAGTGGTGTCACTACCTACAGGATATTGTCAAAAAGAATTGGTAAATAACTCCGATAAAACTATGTCCGAGTTAACAACTCTTCTTCTTGAAAACTGCATACTTAAGATTAATGGTCGTCCTGTTATTGGTAAGGGACAGATTCAAAATTTAGGTATTAGTGACAGACGCTTAATTGGCGAAGCAATTAACAAACACGCAATTGGACCAGTTTTTGAAGATATTTCAGTTCCTTGTCCTGACTGCGAAGGTGAGGTAAATACTCCTATTAATTTAGGGATATTGTTTCGCTTTTAAAGTATCGCATTATCCGATTTTGATGGCTGAATGGTTAGCACTGTCGGAAAGGCATCAAGGTTGGACCTTAACTGAGATAAAAGAACTTTCAGTAAGAGAACGAAAAAATTGGTTAGCACTTGCTAAAGAAGGTTACTAAGGAGTTGACGTGGCAGAATTAAATGATTCGTTAAAACAAACTGACGAATTGTTATCCAGCATTGTCAAAAGCCTGACCTCTGCTGAACAAATTACTAAACGCCTTGAAGGTTCTATGGGTGGAGTTGCTGGAAAAGCAAAATCTGCCAAGGGTGGTGGTGACCGTCATATTGGTTCTGGTAACAATAGCCAAATGCCTCACATGGGCAAAGCAACCTTTGGTGGGCAAGAAACAGTAAACAGCACTGCAGAAATTGCCATGCGAGAAGGTATGGAGGCTACTCGCTATGGTTTAAGCCCTACTCGTGGAGCAAAAGCACTAGGAGTTGCACAAGGCGTTGCACAAGCAACCTTTGGTATTGCTGCTGGAGTAATGGCTGCAGTTCCAGGAGTTGCCGAAGTTGGAGCAAGTGCTGCCAACTATTATGGAGCCTCTCTCGGTTCTAATATGAATCGCAGAAGCATAATGAATGCAACTTTTGGCGGTTTAGCAGGTGGTGTTTCTAGCACTCTTTCTTCTTCAAACATTGCGGGTATTGCTGCATCAAGAGGTATTACACCAGGTAGTGCTCAATACAACGCTTTAGTTGGAGATGTTGGTGGTGCTGCACGTTACATGAACATGGCAAATGAAAATGCTATGGTTGCAATGTCTGGGTTTACTCAAGGAGATTTTTCATCCAAGTTATACAACCTTGGTATCAGCACTTACGATAGTAAAACAGGTAAGGCTCGAGGTCAAGATGAAATTATGGGTCAACTATATGGACGTTTGACTCAAGGCCAAGGCAAGATGACTTTAGAAGAATTAAACAACAGTTTTCAAGCAGGTAACTTTGGAAAAACTGCTACTGATTTAGGAATGTCAGCAGACCAAAGAGATTTATTTATGCAGTATTCCCGCGATAGGGTGCAAGGAAAGCAAACTGATTTATCAAAATTAGGTTATGGACAAAACCCAAACGTAGACAAACTACGTATTAATACCTCCGACACATCTGTTTTAAATGCGTACACAGAACCTGTTTTAGCAGGCTTTAAATCAGCAGCAGATTTAATTGTTAATACCGTTAATCCCGCTTTAGAAAATATGGCTAGTGTTGCAGGAAAAGCCTCTGGATTTTTAGGCGGTATGGGTGAATCACGTGCAGGTGCAGGAATCGGAATTGCCGTAGGAGGAATTCTTGCTGGCGTACAAACAATTATTGCAATGATGGCTGGTGGTGCAGTAATGGCTGCTGCAGGTGGTGCTGCAGCAGGTGGTGCAGTGGCTGCAGGTAGTGCAATGGCAGCAGGTGCAGCAAGTGCAGGAGTAGTAGTTGCAGCAGGTGGTTTAGGGTATTTAACAGGTAAGGGTGGAAAAGCACTAGGAAATAAACTAGGCGTAAGTCAAGGAACTACTCGTGTTGGTTCAGTTGCAGCAGGTGCTGGCACTGGTGCTTTAGTTGGTGCAGGAATTGGCAGTGTTGTTCCAGTTCTTGGAACGGGTATTGGTGCTGTTATTGGTGGACTCATTGGTGGCCTCGGTGGTTTCTTTGGTTCTGGTGGTGGTACTCCAGGATTTGGTGCGTCTTTTGGTAGCATGGGTGGAGGAAGTGCATCCCCTTCTTCACCAATTACTAATGGAGGTGTAGGAACACCTTACGGTGCTACAGGAAGTTTATGGTCTGGTGGAAGTCACACAGGTCAAGATTATCCATGTGCAGTTGGAACACCTGTTCATGCATCATTAGGTGGAGTAGTTATTAACACAAGTCCTGGTTCAGATTACGGTAAAACCGTAGAAATTGACCACGGAAATGGTTATCAAACTTTGTACGGACATTTATCTGAGGTAATGGTTAAAGTTGGCGAGACTGTTACACAAGGACAACTAATTGCAAAAAGCGGTGAGACTGGAAAAGTTACTGGTCCTCACTTGCACTATGAAGTACGCAAAGGAAAAAATAACCCTGTAAATCCTGAAGAATTAGGCAAAGCAGGTGGTTCTGGTTTAGCGGGAGTTTTAGGTGCAAGTGGCAATAATGCAACTTCAACTAACGGACAACAGTTATCTTCTATGATTGGTTCTAAATCTTTACAGGACCTACTAAGTGGTGGCATAGGAAATCTTCCTGCTGAACTTTTGGGTAGTGCTAGTAGTAGCAGTGGAAGCGGTGGTTCAAAGGTAATCCTTGGAACTGGTAGTGAAAAAGAATGGGCTACTGGACTTCTTCAAAAAATGGGTGCTCCAGTTAATGATGCCTCCGTAAACGCTTTAACTACTTGGATGCGTCATGAAGGTGGACACTGGAAAAACTCTGCAAACTATAACCCTTTAAATACTACGTTAGACATGGGTAACAGTGAGTCTATGAATAGTGTGGGAGTAAAACGATACAAGTCTTGGGAAGAAGGCTACGCAGCAACTATTGGAACATTGACTGGTAAAAATGCTGGTGACCGTGGCTACACAGCAATTGTAGATGCTTTAAAATCAGGTGCTTCAACAGACTCTATTTTAGGAGCAATAAATAACTCTGCATGGATGACTGGTAAAACAGGAAAAAATCCTTACAAGTTCCAAGGTGGCGGGTCTCCATCAGTGGCAACCCTCTCCTCATCTTCAGGAATAAACGTCTCTCCTTCTATAACAATTAATGTGAGTGTCCAACAAGCATCTTATGCCGAGGCCATGAACCTTGTCGAGATTGTTAAAACACAACTTGAAAAAGAAAATTTACTTAGATTGGTAGGCGGGAAATGACGAAACCAGTAACCACACCTGGCCTTAAAGCAAAAGCAGAACGTGATTTGGCTGCTGGCCTTACTGCTGCTAGAGCAGAGCAAGACAAAGCCAAACTTGCTGCTAAACAAGCCGAAGCAGCGAAGAATAAAGCAAACTCACTCAAAGGCGTTAAAAAACAGATTGAACTGCTTGAAGCCGAGAAAAAACGACAGTCAGCATTACGAACTTACTATCAAAACATGTATAACAATGCTGTTATTAGCGGATTTAGTGCTGCAATCATTTCATCAGCCAAAAATAGTTACACTAGTACTGTTAATGAAATTTCTAAAATAGACGCTAACATCGGAAAGAAAAAAGATGAATTACTTGTAATAACTACAGGTAGAACTGCCTCAGAAAACTACATTCTAGAGGGTCGTGCTCGCGTACAAAAAGCATTAGCAGATGCTAAAAAAGCAAAAGCCACTACTGGCGGAAATAAAAATACTAAAGCACCTGGTGACCAAGCACCACCTGCTGCAACTAGGTTTAATGCTCCAATGGTCAAATCAGCATACTTTAGAACAAAAACTCACCCAACTAACTCTTTAGTTGCTCGAGGAGCAATACCAAAAAGTGCTGCTAGTTTAATTGATACTTTAAGTACTTTTGGGGATGGAGATACTAATAGAGGGTTTATTGTTCCAAATAAGAGAGCAATTGATGCAGCCTTTGATTCAAAAGATAACTCTAAATCTCAATCATTAGTTGGTGGATACAAAGTACCTTTTGGTTTTAGGTTTCACTATAACCCTCAGTTTGTAACACAGTCTTACGGGTCTATATCAGGCATTTCTCCAGAACTTATTGAATCTGGAAAAGACAAAACAAACATGATAACTACTCCTGCTTCTAGTAGTGCAATTTCAATTACTCTTTATTTAAATAGAATTGAAGATATGAATGCATTAGCAACTTTTGCTATTCAACAGCCAAGTAATAACGCACCTGTTAATTCTGATGTAAAGTCTTTAGAGTATTACCCAGAAGTAGTTTCAGCAGCAGACCGTAAGTTAATTAAAGATTTTGGCACGATGTATGACTTAGATTTTCTATTTAAAGCCATAAATGGTGAGATGGGCGGATACAAAAGCCCCCTACGTGGAGTAACGACTGGAGACGTTGGTTGGTTAAACGGTATAGCAGTTGAAGTTCACATGGGAAGAAAACTACGGTACTTAGCCAGAGTAACAAACATTAGTGTTAACCATGTGCAGTTCACTGAAAATATGGTTCCAACACTAACTACTGTTGTTCTGACAATGGCAAGATTTCATGATGCAATGGTTAAGGACTAAAGATGATTCCTCTATCAAGCAGATACGTTGATGGTCTTTTACTAAAAGGCTACCACCCCGTCAAAACAAGTTTTGAGGTTGGTGTTTACCGTGTTTTTCCTAATAATGTTTCTGGCGTGTTTTATTACTCTTGGGTAGATGGTGACAGATTAGATATGTTGGCAAGTAGGTTTTTAGGTGACTCTCGTCTTTGGTGGGTTATTTTGGATTATAACGATGACATCCATACCCCATTTGAACTAGTTCCAGGTCAACAGTTAAGGATTCCAGTTCATGTCCTCTAATCAAAAGTATTCCTCACGTGAACATAACTCTTTCTCTGTAGAGTTTCCTGACTATCCAACCTTTGGATTTTCTGCTGACAACATGACTTTAGAGCAAAAAATTAACTCTCACGATGTTCTTACTCTAGAGTTTACCAACTTTAATTTGGTTATGTTAAAAGGGCTAAAAACTCAATCCCCAGTAATTGTTAATTGGAGAACATCTAACAAAATACGAGGAACTTTTTACGGGGTTGTTTATGCAATTCAAAGAACCCACGGTGTTCAATCGAGCAAAGAAGTAGAGATTATTTGTATGGGGTTAACCTTTCCAATGAAACAGTCACGGTCTGGTGTTTTAACAAATAAAACAATTAGTGAGGTAGTTTCAATCGTTGCAAAAAGAAACGGTCTAAAAGCAGTAGTTAGTGGTCATCCCGTTAGGTACTCTCAAATCACACAACAAGGAGAAAGTGATTGGGAGTTCTTACAGAGGTTAGCCGAAGACAGTGGCTACACTATTGCTATAAAAGAAAAAACCCTTCTTTTTAGAACAATAGACGAAATTGTTTCAGAATCAATTGGTGGTATGCCTATTTTGTACCAAGAGCAAACCTTTATGCCAAAATTTTCTAGTTTTGAAGAACAAACACTTGATAAATTTACTCCGTTATACGGAGAATACTTAGAAAGCCCTGATTTGCCTAACAACTCTTTTAAAATTACTAGAGGTGTTGACCCAATTAAGGCGTTGTCTTTTACAAGTACGGAATCTCCAAAAAATAAACAACAAGTCAGAAAGTCTAAACCTGACCCTATTTTTAACCAAGAGTTAACTAAGGTGGTTTCTAATACCGCAGAAGTTTCCCAATCTAGTGCTAAAGCAAAGGCTGCTAAAGCAAGATTTAATCTCCCTGCCAATTTTAAAAGCCAGGGTGACCCAAGAATACTTCCGAATTCTTTAGTAGAAGTTAGGGGAATAATGGGGGATGCAGATGGTTATTGGTTAGTGCAAAAAGTTACACACTACATAAATGTTAATGGCGTGTATCAATGCAAAGGAACTCTACTTAGTGATGGTAAAGACCAAAATTTTAGGCCAAAGGCTCAAACCAATTCACAGGCTGATTCGCCAAGTGTAAACATACAGGCTAAATTAAAAAACCAATCCGCAACAAAAAAGAAACCTTCTTATAAAAAACCAACAATTCTGTTTACTAATGGAAAAGCAACTACCTCAACTGGGAGATGGAGTTAACAATGGCTTACGAAACTGCAATAAGTTTTCCAATGCGCTTAGATAGTTATGGTAATATTGCAAGTACTGTGGACCCTAGCAAAATTTGGGCTGACAGAATTACCTCTGTAATTGGCACTATGTTTGGTGAAAGAGTTAATCGCCCAAATTTTGGAACAAAGATTGCTAACCAATGGATGAACGGACTAAGCGGTATCCAAGGGGATATGGAGTCTGAGATTCAACAGGCTTTTATAACATTCCTTCCTTTGTTAGCCCTTTTAGAAACTTCTTTTGAGCACGACGATGCAAATGGGTCTCTTAAAGTTATAATTACCTATTCATTACCAAACGATAAGGTAGAAACTACTGTCATTGCTCTTGTCAGTATTGGCAACAACCAACCTCAGTATCAGGAGAACATCTAATGGCAATTAATGAAATCCCAGTAACGATTGACTACACGAGTAGAGACTACGAAGCCCTCCGTGAAGAGTTGGTTGCTCGCATTAAAGAACGAATTCCTGAGTGGAATGGGGCCGACAACAGTGACTTTGGCGTAGTTTTAGCCGAAGCATTTGCACAACTTGGGGATATTGCAAACTACTACATTGACCGTATTGCCAATGAATCTTTTTTATCAACGGCAACTCAACGCGAAAGTATTTTAGCAATTGCAGAAACTTACGGATACATTCCTTCTGGGTATAAAAATGCTTCAGTTGACGTAACTTTCTATAATAACTCTGCTTCTGCTGTCACTATTCCAGCAGAAACACGAATATCTGGTGAAGTTATTTCTAATGACACTGTAGAAACGATTATCTTTACAACCACAGATAGCCTTGTTGTTCCTGCATTTGCTAATCAAGCACGTGGTGAAGCAACAGTTTTGGCTTATCAAGGTCTATTAAATACGATTGAAGCAAATGACGTTTACGGTGTTCTTTTGGGAACATCTGATGCTGAGCCATCCCAAGCATTTATTGTAGAAGAGTTTCCAGTTGTTACCGACAGTGTAGAGATATACGTTCAAGGCGGAACTGCTTGGAAAAAATGGGAAAGAGTAAGCCACCTAATTGACTACAGTGCAAACGATGCTGTTTTTACAACACGCCTAACTTCAGATAACGAAGTAATTGTACTGTTTGGAGACGGTGTTTCAGGAGCAATACCTACATACCAGTCAGCAATTAGAGCAAAGTTTATTGTAGGTGGGGGTATTTCAGGAAATATTCCAAGCGGTACTTTAATTGACATTGCTCGAGTTCCTGGACTTTCGCAAACACAAGTTTCTGCGTTAAACGGTGTAATAGATGTTCTTAATACAAAAGGTGCTATTGGTGGTAATGAGCCAGAATCAAATGACGCTATTCGTTTTGCTGCTCCTTTGTTTTTACGTACTCAAAATAGGGCAGTAACTTTAGATGACTTTGAAAACCTAGCCTTGTCAGTAGAAAATTGTGGAAAATCAAAAGCAGTTGGAACTTCTGCTACTGCGGTAACTTTGTATATTGCTCCTTATCGTGATTTTTCTGACTTTGATGCTACTCCTGGTATTGAAATTATTTCGAACGTAGCAACAGCCACTCTTGAGTGGAACCTACTTAAAACAGATGTAACAAACTTTTTAGCAGATAAAATGCTTGTTGGAACAACCTTAAGTATTTTTAAGCCTGTGTATATTCCTGTAACAATGAATATTCAATACACAAGAAAACCAGAGTTTAGTGCTACAGTTGTTGAAAAGTCTATAAAAGCAGAAATTGTAGAAAACTTCTCTTATAACTTTGTTGATTTTGGGCAAGAGTTAACAATTCAAAACATTGAGTCTCTTTTGCAAACTGTTGAAGGCGTAAAGTTTGCTAAGTGTCGTTTTCTTTTTAAAACAGGCGGAACACCAAGTTTAGCCTCTATTAGTGGTCTATCAAATGAGATATTTACTTTTGCAGAACCAGATGTGGTGCTTGAGGTTCTATAGTGAGTACTGAGTACACAGGAACTTATCGAGGTGTTGTTACAAACATTAAAGACACTGATGGTCATAGACGAATAAAGTGCAAGGTTCCTCAATTATTTGGCGACTCAGAATTAAATTGGGCATGGCCCTTAGAAACCTCAAGTCTTAAAACACAGGTTCCTGATGTGGGTGAAGGTGTGTGGGTTGCTTTTGAAGGGGGAGACCCAGGCTATCCAATTTGGAGTGGTAACTTTGGAAAACCCAAAACGGGTAAACGGGTAAATGTTAAAGTTTTAGCCGACTCAGTTTCTTTAACAGGATTGACCCCGTATTTTAAAACAGAACGCACAGCAAATGGGACTACAGAAATTGATTTAGTTGCCACTTTACTAGCCATGGCTGCTGCTTTAAAAGACCATCAATCACGCATTGTTACATTAGAAAGCAAAGTTTCAACCCTTGAGACTCAAATGACTGGAAAAGCAAGTATCAGTCACAGTCATTCATAGGCTGTTTAGGGAGTCAAAGTCCTTGTTTAACGTCAAAATTGACCTTAGTCGTTTAGGAGAATAATTATGGCTGCTTCGTATCCCGCAGGTGTCAAAGGCTTTACTACCAAGGTTGACTTTACCGACCTCGTATTAGCAGACCACGTTAATGCTCTACAAGATGAAGTTCGTGCTCTACAAGCAACTATTGGAACTGACCCACAAGTAAGTGCTGGTTGGGTAGGCACTCTTGATAAAACTACAACATCTTGGGCAACTTTAAAAGCCCGTATTGCAAATCTTGAATACGGCATAGTCAATGACTCTCACACCCAGTACACACACAATACTGGTGGAGATACTATTCAGGCTAACGGTGCAGCAATCATTCCTCTTAAACTAAAAGGGTTTTCTAGCCAAACCGCAGACCTACTAAGATTTGAAAACTCAACAGGAACAACTTTAACTAAGATTGATAAAGATGGAAAACTTTTCATCAACAGCCAGGAAATCAAACCTGTTCTCCACCAGCAGACTGAACCAGATGGCGTAGCGTTGGGATTACCGCAAGGAACTATTTGGGTAGATTCTGATTCAAACCCTTCAGTTTTATCTGTGGACACAACTATCCAGATTACTGGTGGAACCTTGACTGGTGACCAAGCATTAACTTCCCGCCTTCGTAATATCACCGTGTCTACTTCTGACCCAACTGGCGGAAATAACGGAGATATTTGGCTTAAGTACACTGTGTAGGTCTAGGTACTATGCCTATCCAGATTAAAGTAGCCAACAATTACGTCTCTTCAGGCTCAGCCTTTTTTAAAAGCGGTGGTGCTTGGATAAAGGCTAAAGAAGGTTATGTAAACGTTGAAGGCACTTGGCGTAAGTTTTTTGTTTCGGAGTTTAAAGATTTTTTTGAAAGAACAAACTCTGTCACACTAGGAACCTCTCCTACAGGACAAGCATGGACTGCTCCTAGAGGTACATGGAATATCCTTGACGGTAAAGCACAAGTCACTACATCAAAATCTACCTATCCCCTTGCCATAGTTGATGTTGGACTTACAGATTTTGAACTACAAGCAAATGAAATGGTTCCAGGAGTTGGCGTAATACTTAGAGCAGAATCTTCTACTACCTGGTGGGGCTTAGTTGGTTGGAATAACCAGGTTGCTTATACCTACTCTTATTGTGCAGTACCACTAGTTAATGAAGGTTATTGCATTGTAGATGCTATAGGACAGCGAACCGTTTGTAATGGAGGCTACACCTACACTCAAGTAGCAGACCCACTTACTTGTGCAGTATATGGTCCTGACACACTTGAAGGTAGTGATTGTACCCAAGTTTATACTCCTGGAGGACAAGATTGCATCACTGTAGTTACACCAACACAAACTTGTACAAACGAATGTATTAGATACTGTAATCGCTGGAATTCTACTCCTGGTGTTACAACCTGTACTCGCGAAGATGGAATCACTCGTTGTACAACTACACAAGGCGGTGGCTACTATACACAAATCTGTTGCGATAGAGATACTGTCTGTAGAACAAGTTATACTTCATCGGAAGTCTGTACTTCTACTCCTGGGAGTTGGAGTGAATCATGTGCTACTGTGTCAGTAGTTCAAGGACCGTGCCTATCAAATAACACTCAAACCTATACAACTGTAGCAAGTTGCCCAGGGGGTACTAGTCTGGAGAATTATATTATTGGTTACCCTACTTGTGCACCAAATTCAACTGGTGTTCGTCAAGTATGTCCACAAGCCCTAACAACCGCTACTGGTTATAACTACTTTTATAGACTTTATTTAGTTAAGTCAGTTAATGGAGTTCTTACTGTAGAACAAGACTTTGATATTGGCGAAAACTTTAAGGCTCTTAGAGTCCTTGGTGTTGGTGTTAACATGGCAATAAACGTCTACAGAGATAACGCTTACGCAGACCAAATTAAGGTGTTGGCATACTCCTCGTTTATCTCCCCCGTAGGAAGCAACTTTGGTATATTTGGGTATCCTTCAAATTATCAAGAAGGTAATACAATTGGTTCAATACAGGTAAAACAACCAGGAGCATAATATGAGTGAAAAAAGTCCGTGGCAGTTATGGAAAGAAAAAAACCCAGGTGATGCTGTTCGTCCTTGGGATTTAATTAACCCTAACGTAAAACGAGTAGACGATGAAACGGCACAGTATCGACTTAACCACTGCCTTGGGTGTAAGCATTTGATTAAATTAACTAAAACGTGCACTAAATGTGGCTGTTTTATGACAGAAAAAACAAAATTAGCCCATGCTTCATGCCCCATTGGACTATGGGGGACTGTTACCATAGAACCTACAAACCCAGAAGGAGAATAAAATGGCGGATACTACAAGACTGCTGGCTTTTGTTATTGATGGAGAAGTTGCAGAAATACTTCAAACTGATGACAAACTTGCTGCTATTTTTCTAAGTCAACCACAAGCAGTTGAGTTTGATAGAGAAAAAGATGACGTAAGGGCAGGTTTTAAATACGATGGAAAAACCTTTATTAGGCCAACTGAGTAAAAATGCCTACATATAGAGAAGTATACGTTTGGAATGGTAATGCTTGGGACTCCCTTGCTATTGCCCTACCCGATTTAACTTCCTATGCCTCAAAAGTTGCTGATAATACTTTCTCGGGAATTCAAACTTTTGCTGGGCGAATTAACAGAGCAGGACAAGTTCCTTACGCTATTGAAACAGGTACGGTAAATCTATCCACGACAACTGCTGGTGACCAATTAGTTATTGGAACTAGAACTTTTGGTGTAGGAAGGTTTTCCTCCACACCTCTTGTATTTTTACAAGTTCGTTATGGGACAACTGTTAAAAATGGTTTTGCAACAGCAAAAGCAGTGAGTACAACTCAGTTTGGTTATGAAGCAGTAATGAACGTTGCAATTACCGATTCGCAAAGTCCTATAACACTATTTGTTGATTACTTCGCCATTCAAATGGCTTAGGGGGTGAACCAGTGGCAAAATATGCTGGTTCCATTTATCGTGGAGCGTATTACGGTAACTCTCCGCGTCTTGTCTACAACATCACGCCGTTCCTTGCTTCTGCTTTAACGTACGACAAAGTACAACTATTTTGGCAATTACCTCAAGGAGACTTTTCTCAATTTAGGCTTGTTCGAAACAACACTAACTTTCCTGAAAGTGCCGAAGATGGAACTATTGTTTGGCAACAGGTTTCTTCTACAAGTATCAGTGGGCAAGTTTCTCGAAACTCCATTATTGATGGTGGAGATAACGTCTTAGAAACTTACTATAAAGGTCTAATTGCTGGGCAGTTTATCTACTACACGGTTTTTCTTTACACATCTACAAAAGTGTGGGTTGCTGCTGGTTCTACCTACGTCTTAATCCCTAAAAAATTAAACGGTACAGACAACATGTATAATATGCTTCCTAGAATCTTTACGACCAAAGATGGAAGTCCTACTGGACCTGTTGAAAAAGACACCTTTCTTTACAATTTCTTAGATTCTTTTGGGTTTACTTACGACCAAATTATTACTTATGCAGACCTAATTAAACCTTCTTTTGGAGAGTCTAAACTTCCCCCGCAATTTTTGGGGTATAAGTTTTTAAGTTATGGACTTTACCTAGAACGAGGCTTAGCATTTAAAAACCAAAAGAAGTTAGTGCGTGAATCTGCAAGACTTTTTGCTTTAAAAGGAACTGAACTAGGCATCAATAATTACATTGAATCTTTAAGTGGTTATGCTCCCGTCTTAACAAGGTCTCCCAATTTACTTCTGGATATGCAGGACGCTACCTTTAAAGAAGGTTTTGGTCGTTGGACAGCAACTGCTGGAACGTTATCAGCAGATAGCAGCCAAACTTTAGCCACAGGAACAAATGCTATTGACACAATTTGGTCAGGTAAAGTAGTAACCATTTTGCCAACAGTTACCTTTAAACAAAGATTTAATGATGTGGCTCAGTTGACAACTAACGTCGCCCACGGATTAGAAATTGGCGATACGGTTATTGTTGCAGGCGTAGATACAAACTACAACGGAACTTTTACTGTTACAACTGTGCCACTACCTACAACATTTACCTATGCAAGCGTTAACGCCCCAATGATTCCTACTTCTACATCAGGAACTGCTGCGGGAGGAACTGCGATGTCTTTGGGTCGCGATGCTCCTATTATAAAAGGTATTCCCGTTATCCCTGCTACAAGTTACACACTATCGTTTTACGCAAAGACACTTGCTAACGGAACTTTAACACCAGCCCTGTATTGGTACGACGAACTAGGAGTAATAATCGGCTCTAGAGTATTGGGAACCGAATTAGGAACAATTGGTCAGGTTCAAAGAACTTCACTAGTTGCAACATCACCAGCAGGTGCTGCCTACGCTGGTATTAGAATTTACCTAACAACGACTGGAACATACTACGTCGATATGGTTCAACTTGGAAAAACAATTGACGTTACAAACTATGACGAACCACGGGGATTAGATGTATTTTTAGAGCCTAGAAAAATAAACCTAATTAGCAATCCATCCTTTGAAACAAACGGAAACTTATGGACTACTAACTCTTCAAAAACTTTAGTTGCAGATGTTCCAACAGGTGTTCCAGGAACACAAGCACTAAGACTTAGTGGACAAAATGCTCTATCAGTAACAACTACCTGTGCAACCTCTTCAACCTATAAAATTTATGATGACAACAACTACGTTTTTTCTATTTATCTAAAAGCAAGTGCTGCCTGCACTGTAAACATCACTTTAGGCGTTACCGATGAGACAGGCAGTGACGCAGAAAGTACTGTTCAGTCCTGTGCTTTAACAACTAACTGGAAACGATTCTATGCCACCGTCTACATACCTATTGACTTTTCACCTAACGATACTATTACAATGACTGCAAGTGTTTCAGGCACTTTGACTGGACAAACGGTGACCTTAGACAACGCACAAGTTGAACGTGGCTATGCCCCGTCAGAGTACTTTGATGGCTCTATGCCTGCCGATTATGGGGTTGTATGGTCAGGAACTGCTCATGCTTCCAAGTCATTTTACTACACAGACAAAAACATCAAAATCCCACGGTTACTTCAAACCCTAGATAACTGGATTCCCCGTCATATTCCTTACCGTATCAGAAGTTACTCGGGTCTCGAGGGAAGTTTCGCCCCGTAGAAATTTAGGTCTAAGATACATCCATGGACCTACTAATAGAACTACTCGTAATCTCTTTCGCCGTCGCCTATTTTACTGAGGCAATTCAAACTTTCTACGATTTAAAAAAACTACGTGGATTTGTTGCTTTGCCATTTGCTGTTTTGTTTTGTTGGCTATTTGGTTACCCATGGCTAGAAATATCTCTCTTTGCTCCCGCTAGTTCATTCCTAGCACTAGGAATTACAATGTTTATAACTAAAGATGAAGTAAGCGTTCAACCAATTCGACGATACTAGGGGCATAAAATGACACGATTATTAATTGTTGGTGGTGCTGACGATATGGATGTAACAGTTGGTCTGCGCCATTTATTAGAAAAAAAACTCATTACAGAGATTGTTCTTCCCTCTCATGAACCAAATGAAACACAAGACCAAATTATCCTTACTGCTTCCGAAAAAAATATTCCTGTTAGCACAGGCGGAGATTTAGATGAATTGATGGAAGTTTTTGTTGCGGAAGACATTCTGGCTGTTGCATGGGATGAATCGGATGAATGCTTCGAGGCTATTGAATGGGCACATGACAAAGGCTTAGATATATGGGACATTTCAAATGGCTTAAATATTGTGGACACGCAGACAGAAGCGTTAGAAGAGCACCTAGACGAAGTGCTTGCAGACTTTACTGAATCCCTATCAGCATTGATTTATAAGATGGTGATGGACCAAATCAACGGCGATGGTAAGCACAAATACCGTCGCACTGAGTGAGCCTTTCATCTCGGTTGCTCGACGCGAATTTAAGCCATTTCCAGTTCCGTCTCTTCGTTACACTGTGGTCCTTAGCAACCTCTGACGGGGTAGTAGAGCAACCAATGGATACTCTCGGCTGCTCGACGCAGGCTAAATCTAGGAACACTGTCAGAGAGGCTATACGGGCTTTAGAAGACAAAGGGCTACTTCAAACACAACGCAAAAAGCGTGGGCGAGGGTTCTATTCTGGAAACACATACCAATTGTTATGCCCTCTATGGGAGGCATCAGTATGCCCTGTAGAGAGGGCATCTACAGATAGAGCAGATAGTAACTATGACTATCTAGTTAATAGACTATTAGTACCTAATAGTTATATTAGTCAAACTAGTTATGAAAATATAAAAATACAAAAAGTAAGTGAGGAATCAATGAATAAAAGTTGGCGTGAAGAACAAGCCAAGGATGATTCTGTTGGTGGTGTTGGAAAGATGGAGTCAGAGACACCGAGAACACCGCCGAGCAAGAAAGACACGAAGACACGAGGACTACGACCAGCAGCAGAGTGGACAAGTCGCGATGTAGCAGCCGAGTTCTCCTACCTTGTTGGTAAGAAGTTTCCCTGGCTTCCAGGAACCGTCAACGTCGGTCACCTCGCGGGAGCACTCGCCAAGCAACGTAATCAGTATCAGACGACAGCCCTGGTCGAACTAGAGTTGTTAAAGATGTTTATGGCTGACCAAAAGAACTTTATAGGCATCGGCAACGAGGCTCCGTATTTGTATAAGAAGTTTCTAATGATGTTTAAGACCCATCTAGTCAAGGCGCACAACAATCTTGGGATAGTCCTGCCAAATGTCGAGGGCGTGTCAGAGGTTATTAACACCGATGTCCTCTATGCTTCTGATGGAAGAACATTCGACAATACGATTGCAGGTCGGTCTGCGCTAGAAAGGTATGAGAAAAAATTAAATGCCTAAGTATGATTTTAAATGCGATACCTGCGAAGGCAGTCTTGTAGAGATGCACTTAACCTTTGATTCTACTGAGCGACCTAACTGCGACCGTTGTGGAAATCAAATGAGCAAAGTGATGACACCACCATCAGTTCACTTTAAAGGCGGAGGGTGGGGCGGACAATGAGCAAGTTCAAACCCTGTACGTATTGCACATCCTTTCACTTTATGGGTCAGAGGTCCTGTACCTGCAACTGTCACGCATGGAAGGAGTTGAGATGACGACTAAAGATTACAAAG